CACCTTGATTCATGATAGTTCTCAAGGTTTCTGATAAGTTGTTTGTGTGTTTTAATCATCCAAATGCAGCCTCAAGGGGAGTTTGTTTGATAGGCATTGCAGTATAAGGTGTAGTCTGTCTGATGTCAACTACACTACCCACTGTCTGACTATTAACTGGGGCGTGGAATTGTTTTGTTTTGGTGTTGTAGAATCCCCAAATGGTTTTAACTGGTTTCCCAAGATTATAGTCATACTGCTTATGGTGATGCAACCAAATAGCAGTAGTGTTCCTCTTGAAATCCTTTTGTTGTTCATAGTGATAACCCTCTGGGGCTTTGTGAAAAAGTTCAACGGTCACTTCTCAATCTTCCAGTGTTCGTTACCCTTGACAGGAACCCAGAAACAGTACATTCTGTTCATGGAAACCAGAAACAAGTGAGGTACACCCTCGATCACTTTTTCTTGTTCTACAGTACACATGTGGAACTGATCCATAATGTTATGGAATCGGTTCTTAGCTTTACTGGACAGAGGAACAACGGAAACCCGTTTTGTTTTAGTAGTCATAGTTTTTACCAACATAGCTAACTTAATGCGTCAAGGAGCGGATTTGGGTGAAGGGTGTGCGGTTTCTTGGTTGTCACACTCTTGGATTTTGGTTTCTTGGGGCTACCCCCCTTGCTCGTGGGTTTTGACCCTTGAGAACCCTTGCGGCCACTAGGCGTTTTCGCCTTTTTTTGCGATTTTGGCTGCACAGGGGTCTTACTACCCGTCTTGCGAACCCGATGCGAGTTTTTTAATTGTTCAAGCCGAATCTCTGCAAGCTGTCGAGTATCCACTACTTCAAGTTGTTGACCATCTGCGATAATCATGTATTGATTACCAAAGGGTACAGCAGCAAACTGGAAGTCTGGTGTGGTGAATCCTGTGGGGCCATTGTCTGGATCCAGGATACTTGTGTTGGGGAACATCATGCGACTAGATACCTCTTTTCGTATTCTAACAGATCTTCGGGAATGTCAAGGATGTTGGTGTCAACGGGATAGGAATGTTTCCACCTTACTTTGCCCTCTTGCCTCTGGTACAATTTGATACCAAGATGGTTGTACTTGAGATTGGTAGGTACAAGAACCTTGTAGTCCTCCTTATCGGGTGCAGTGAGGAAAGAGAGATTCTCATTCTCTTTTTTGGTCACACAGATTTGTTGTGTGCAGACTAGGAAGATCTTCTTGAACGCCTCATAATCCTCTAGATACTTGTCTGGATTCTCTGCAATCATTCTACCCACAAATTGAGGAGAGTGGTAGTGATCCCAAGTATTTAGCCGGTATTTCTTTGTGAGTTGATTCTCCAAAGCTTGTTCACTAATCAACCCCAATGGATTGGGATTGCCTGCATCGAATACCCCGTAGTAAAAGTCACGGGAGATCTTTCGTTTGTCATCAAATGATCGGTTCCAGTTGTGGATGTTGGCCCTCATGTTGTTGAAGGTGCCTTCAGCGTAGACTTCCCACTTGTCCATAATAATAGTTTGAATCAGTTTGCGGTTGCGTAATACCTTTGTTTGCGATCTTCATCAACAAGTTTAATAAACTCGTCTACATCGTAGAAAGATCCATCGTAACGAACCTTTGTAACTCTTTGAGCCTTTGCAGTGTCATAGAGTTTGTTGACATAGAAGATCGACCTAGCCATTGTCCTTTTGTTTCCAGATTCAATGTTGGTAGGTCTTTTGTGTAGGGTGATTTCTTGATCCATGAAAACAACTTGACCATCATTCCAATCCTGTGTATAAACATACTTGTCTTGGAATACGACCTCCTTGATTTCATTCATCACCTTATCACTTTCCTCTCTTGACATACCGACGAAACCATCAAAAGAGCAATTTGGAATCTTCATTCCAGGTAATCCAGATGCGGTCTCAGTATAAAGAGAAGTCTCCATTCCGTCAAGGGGAACCATGTTATAACGCAATAGATCTGCCTGAATGTCATTCAGAACAGGGGCCATAACATTGTCAAACCATTTGTTTTTTACGATCAATTCTTTGACCATACTCTGCATGTCTGAACTCAGAGATTCATAGGCATCGTGAGTGCATAGGAACTGAGTTTGACTGTTTTCAGTATCACTAACACTCTTGAGTCCGATCACTCTCTGACCATCTTCTAGAGCACACTGATCACAATGCCAATTCAATTCTCCGTTCTGGAACATTCCCGCAGGGCGGCCTTTCTCCTCTTGTTTGTAACTGACATACGCAACTGCTTGACTCAAGTAGTTACCAGCTGCATTACTGATGTATCCCAAGTTAGCAAGAATTTCTCTCCAGTGTCTACCTGCAAGTTTCTTATCACAGATGTATTCATGTGTGAAAGCTCGACTGGGATCTCCCCACTTAGCCATGGTGTCGAATAGTTTTTCAACCGAGAGATCTTCATTCAAGAAAACAATACATTGGGATGCACAAAGTCTACCGAGTTCTAGTAGTTCTTCCTCACAATTCCAGTCAATGTCATACACTTCAACACCAACACTGGCATCATAATTTTGTAGTGATTTTGTTTTCATTTTACTAATCTATCTTATAATAGTATGTAGTCATCGCTTGACCATAGAAATAAAAGTAGACTCTATTCCCAAGAAAAACTCAATGTAACACGAGGAGAATGTATAATGGGATCATGATAAACGCCATTTGGAATGTAAATGCTGTCACCAGGGGTTAGTTTGTATGTAGATCCATCATCAAACCTATAAGAAACTTCACCTATAGATTGAACAATAAAAACATCACAAGAATCTTTATGTCTACCAAAAGTACCACATTCACCAGAAAATGACAAATAAACATGAAGGATTTTTACATCTTTTTCTCTTTTTACTTCGTTAAAGGCTTCAATTATACTATCTGGTTGAAATTGATTTGGTAGTCTAATACTTGGAAACTTATTATTGTTAACAACAGTAATTCCATAAGTATTATTCTCAATCTCATTGGAGAGTTTTAGAATCACATCATCCCAGGTAACTTTTTTACAAAGTTGAAAATGATTGGGAGTAAAAACTACGGTCATCGTTTGATAACAGAAACAGCAGGTTGTCCTTGTTGGAAGATCGTATCCACCACAGCTTGGATCTTCTGGTGAGTGGAGATCCCAACTTTGTTGAAGACGGGAACAACAACCAGACCGAAAGATTTGGTGTAGTTGTCAACATCACCAGGAACCAGTTCACCACTACGGATGCGAGCTGCATCGTTGTGGTGCATCCGAATCACACGGCCAATGGTCTGGGAGATACCAATGTAGTCCATAGATCGCATGAAGATCACACCTTCCAAACCACTCACATTGATACCCTCAGAGAGGATGGAGTGGTGTAGCACAACAAACTTCTTGTTGTCATCCTTACCCCATGCACTTAGGGTCTCAAAGAATACCTCACGATTCACCTTCTGACCATTGATAATTGCACCAGTCTTTGCAGTGATGTAGAGATAGGAGAACCCACGATCTTGGAGTTGTTGAATGAAATCAGTCTCAGACATCAATGCAGAGATCTGTTTGGTAGCTTTCGCACAGATCAACACTTTGTCCTTACCACATTCATCCAGAGTTTCAATCAGGTTAGTGCAATCCCGATCCGCAGGAATCTTACCAGACTTCACCATAGGAAGTTGTTTCGCAAGAACTTTCGGAGGGAGGATGTAACCACCCTGAACAAGTTCAGGTGCAGGAACATTACAAATGACCTGACCATAAACCTCAGGATCATTCATCCCAGGCTTACCAACTGCGAGAGAATGTTTGGGAGTCGCAGTAAAGAAGTAACAACGGTCAGCTTCGTGACTGAAGTATTCAGTTGCAGGGAAAAAGTTGCGTTTGACGGAGTTGTGAGCTTCGTCAAAGTAAATGGTATCAACTTTGATGCGAGATTGCTGCAGTCGCTCCAGAGAGTTGTAGGTCGTGAAGATCAGTTTGTGGCCACGAGTGTTCACCCACCAGTCCACAATTTCTTGGGGTTTGGTAGTAGAATAGTGATGCGTTTCACCCGAGTGAACATGCAGAACACTTGCGTTGGTGATAAACTCTAGAAACTCAGAACACAGCTGGCTGGCCAGGAGGATGCGGGGAGCACAAACTACAATAGTCTTTTCAGTTTGCATTTGCGTTTGCATCGTTTTGTTGGAATTGAATCATTGCATCTTTGATCATTTTCATCGTTTTCCCGCCACCAGTCGGGACGATTATCTGACCTTTGTTATGCAGTTGCATTAGATCAACTGCGCGTTGTTGGTGTGGTCGGAGATTCATCATTGCGTTTCAACATAGCTAGAATACCCCTTACCCATGGGTAGGGCAAGGGGCTGAACGATCAGAGATCCTTATGGATCAGATTGTCTGTCGTGCGATTTCATCAACACGAGACCGCACAGTTTCATCAGCATTCTTGATGAAATCAAGGTAGTCAAGAGATGAATAACCGATTGCATGATTGTTGCAAGTCGGAATCTTTGCACGGAGAACTTTCAGACAATACTCATTGTAAAGTGAGACCAACCGAGCAACATTAACCTCTTCACCTTTGAACTTACCATTACCAGCAGTCAATACAGCTTGATTTACATCTTCAAGAAAACCATGAGAATAGTTGTTCCGTTCGTTGTAGATGTAGTTCAAGAATCCAGTAACTGAATCTACATTGTTGTTGTCATCAATGTATTTGATGGAGTTCTTAAAAGAGTTGAGGAAAGATGTTGCAGCATAGGTAGCAATACCACCAACTTCTTTGTCAGACACAACCTCAGTAAAAGCTTTGAGGTAACGACTGCAAGCTTCTTCGTTCAACTCACGAGATTTGGTGATTGACCGATAGGAAGTTGCTTCATAGTTTGCACTTGTGTTGGTCTCTGCAACACTGATGTTGAACTTAGCTAGGTACTTGTAAAGATTTACAGCCCAGGTTTCTTCTGCATGGTATGCAGCTTTGAATCGGTCATCAGTGTTCTGAGATGTACGATAGTTGCAGTCTACATTGTGATCTGCAGCTTCAGTGCGAATGATCTCAGAGTAGTCAGAGTCATCTCCGTGAAATGTAATTTCAGCTGCGATCTCTGCATCAGGATCAAGACCAGCTGCATACAACTTAGTTACACGATGGTTTCCTTTAGTAGTAACCAGTTTTTTGTTGTTTGGTCGTGCAAACAAAGAGATGAGTCCTGCGGCTTTATGGGAAAATCCACCCATACCTTGCAGATTTTTTGCTACATTTCCGTAGTGAATACGATCACCCCTGTTATAGGTGGTGTCCGTGTAGATTTCTTTTACTTTAACCAAAGCCACGATAGTGTCACCTTTCTTAGGGTTAAAGGCTTTTACTGCATCTTCATAACGAAGAACACCTTTAGGGGGACAATCAACTGGCTTAAGATTGGAAAGTTTTGTCTTTGTTTTGGTGTCAACTTTATCATTGTAAAGCTGCACAATGTTTTTCAGGGTCATAAAATAAACTCCGTTGTTAATCTTGGAACGGGATGAACTTTTGTCTTTGTTCATCATGAGGCCAGAATACATCAGACAAGGAAGTCTGTCAAGGCCCCTGACTGAGGTTTGAGGGTTTCGTAACAATACTCAATGTTACATGCGTAGAGAACTTTCATCATCAGATTCAAGGATCTCTGGTGTGGTCGTTGTTTCCAACCATACCAAGCTGTTTTCTTTCCTGTAGAATACGGGGGAACTTGTCCCACAGAATAATACTGATCCGCAGTTACATCGTAGATAGTTTCACCATCCTGTAACCACCAGTGAGTATCATTCCGATAGTCAATTCCACTCATGGGAACTAACTTATCAGTATCCAATAGGTAGAATAAAGCTTGAGTAGAATGGTAACAATGCCCGTACATTGGGTTTGTTACATTTTCTTCTCGGTATTTCTTGGTGAGAAGATCGGGACTCAGTTGATTCTGAATCACTTTCATAACTGATTCAGTAATCTTCTCAGTATAATAAAAAGGGAGAAACCTCAGAGTACGAGTCTCCGAGATCTCTCCGTCTTTGTAAGAATGTCTTACGACAATCTTCATCCAAACCTCTAAACCATTACCATACTTATTGTATCAAAAGGATTTCAGAAGGGCAAGCGTTTCAGGATCAAATTGTTCCTGAATACCACCAATAGGAAGCCAATCTTCAGGACCAGTTTCCATCATGGATTCGTACAGATCGTTCTCGTCCATGTAATCGTAGTTGAAATCGTCGTTCATGTGTGAATCAGTTGAACAAGGCCAAAATAATGTGGATTGGGGAAGGAGTCAAGGGGCTAAACGATTAAAGATCCTTATCGGTGGTCTCTGGTTTCATAAGTCTTGCATTTCTTCCTACATACTTTCCTGGTATTGTAATATCTTTTGTGATGTTACTATGAGTACATAGAGTAACATTGTTGCAGATGTTTAGGTTATTCATAACTGTGCCGTTGAGGTAAAATAGGCAATTCTCTCCTATTTTCGTTCTACCTCCAACATAAACTCTTGAACTTACAATACTATTTCTACCTAAAACTACATCATGTCCAACACCAGATTGATTATCAAAATAACAATAATCTCCTACAGAAGCATTCCAACAGATCTCAACTAAATGACCAATAAAACATCCCTTCCCCACATGTGAGGAAGGGAACATGTAAACTGAGTCATCAATGTATGTGACACAATCTAGGTTAAGATCATCCAATAGATCACAAATCTCTTTCCTAAACTCCATGTCGAGATAGAAAGCGATTGCATACTGGTATTGATTCTTATCTTCCAAGGATTTGAAATCTTCTGGAAGCATTAACTCAAAATCAACAAGACCTTCTTTAGAAAAGACTTGGCAGTATTGTTCAGCGATTGAAGATTGTTTGTATCCAAGTATTCTAACGGGTTTGTCGTTTTTGATAAACATTTTGAGAGACAAAACTTACATATTTAGTCCCATGAGACATTCTGAAGTAGGACGCCAGGCATTACATAAGTCCACCCAGCTCCACCGACTTTATACTCCCACTTGTATTCGCGTTTGTTGTAGTTATCCCAAGTCAGATAGCCCTGTTTGGGATCAAACCTACCTTTGATGGTAAGTTTCCACTTATTAGAGAAGATGTTGCGAGTTCTCAGAGCACCTCCAGTCTCACGAGTTTCAACGACCTTACAAGTATCTTCATAGATCTGCATATTTGACTCCAACTGACATGGAGTTTCATACACAAAAGGCTTGTAGACCTTAGGTGGTTTGGGTGCAGGTGCAGTCTGTGCAAATGCAGGAGAAGAAAGAAGAATTGATGCGAGAATCAGAAACTTTTTCATTTACCTTCAACATAAACATAATCGGGATGTTTGGCTTTGAAAGCCTCTACCTGTTCTTCAGTTTTAAGAAATACCGAAAGAGTGGTGTTCGGATGTTCCTTGAAGTAATACTTCACTTGAATAAGGTTTTCCATATCACGCAGGGATTTGTTCTTCATTACCTTTAGGAGTATAACACTTCCACTCACCATTTGTAAAGAGATACGCATAGTCAGCCCAAGAATCATTCACTCCACTGATAAAAGCTTTGAAGGAATTATCAAGATTGGGTTCGGTGTCAGTTTCACCACGCTCAGCATAATACAGAGTGCGGGATTTCATTTCTTTCTGTTCCCAATCTTTATCAGTCCACAGAGAACTGATGTCACCGCCATCAATCAACTCTGCAGCTTGTTCGTAAGAGTTGAAGTGTTCTTTGAGTTTTTTACCATTCCACTCGGGATAGCCGTCCCAGTGACAATACACCGAGAGGACAGAGCCATCTTTGAGTTGAACACCAATGCGAGAACGAGTTGCCATGGGTTTGATTGATTACTTGGCTAGTATGATGCACGATAGGGGTCTGTGGCGTCATCAGTGGACAGCCAGTGAAGTGTCACAGGAACAAGTTTTTGTGAATGTGAAACAGAACATTATACCGATTACTCGGATTCTTCTTACCCTCTCTTTGAAAGTGAAAGTAACTTTTTCCTTGCGAATTTTTCAGGTGAATACCACCACGCAGGAAAACCCACTCACAATCATCCAACTTGTCAATGATTTCTTGGTAAGTCAACTCATATTCAACATTATTTTTAATGTCGTTGTAAATTACATGAGTAATGTTAAATCCATTGCGAATCACAAGATCCACAACTTCTTTCTTATTCTCAGTCAAAAAGGTTCTGAACTCATCAACACATTCCGAATCAATCTGTTTGATAGTATAACGATCCTTTCCATTGTTGTTGAGATCCTTGTTACCACAGAACAAACGAATAAACTCAGCGGCATTTCCAACAATACCGAGAGTTTTAATAAAGTGATTCTGAGTAGTTAAGTGAACTTGGGTGCTACTGCCACTTGCGTTCTTAATACTTTTATTGATGTCACCATTTGATCCATCAATCTTAGTACGGCTACCACCAATCTGTTGAAGATTATGTTTCTCACAGATCTGTTTTTCTTTTACATCAGAGTATTCTTCTCTGATCTTGTAACCTTGTTCAGCTGTGAGAGCCATGATGTGAATTGATTATGAGGCTACTATGACTCATCCGTGAGACCAGAGGCGTCCTCGGTGGACAGCCCTGCAAGTGTCCTCTTGCACCCATCCATGATGCAATCAATAAAGTCCTGTTCCGTCCAAGTGTTTAAGATACTTTCGGTGGGATCATTTTCATCCCATGAAATATCAAATGAACCATCTTCTCTTTCTGTTACTTCAATAGTCATTGTTGTTCCTTAACTACACAAGATGAATAAGAACACTTAAGATCACCAGAAGATCCAGAAACCGTAGATGTATGTTGTGGAGTCTTCATGTCTTGATTTACTGCATACAAATAAGTAATAGATGCAGACACACCAATGGCTGCGAATCCCCAAATAATACCAGTCACGAAACTTCTCATAGTTAATCCTCCCAAGGTGGTTTACGATTCATAATTTCTCTAGTCCGTTCTACTATAACAGGATCTGGAGGTTCATTCAAGCGTTCTACAAGGGCATCAAAGTCCTTCGCAGGCAACACAATGCGTTCAGGTTTTACACCTTTACCCCAGAACTTCTCAAACTCCCACTGATAATTCATATCCAACCAACCACCATTCAGAGAGTTCCAAAACTCTCCCCAAACATGATAATCATCAAAGCGAAATCCTTGATGACTCATAAGACGATACCACCACCAGAATGGAGTGTAACGGAGCAATCTATTTGAAATAATCCACTTGTTAATTAAGACCATCTTCCTAATCTTAGTTTGCGTTCAGGTGACATACGAGGATCATAAGGATCATCATAAGGATAGATGTATTCACAACACCAACCCCACGATAATGCCTCCCAGAAGTCATCATCCCCATAAGGATATTGGGTAGTGTAACAATCAATGATATACTCAATATTACGAAAACCCTCAATAAACCATTCCCATTTGGTCATCTGCCAGTATTCTTTCCAGACCATAGTATTATCCGCAGTTGGGCATCCAGAGTGTAGAGAGTTTGTTTTTCTTTGCAGTGATGTTGAAATGATCAATCTGACCATTCTTATGATAGATTCCACACCAGAGGAACCCATCATCCATCATCTCAAAGTGTACCATATCAATATCCTTGACGACAATCTCATCAGGGTTCTTTTCATCGTTCATTTTGCTTTCAGTGCAGCAGCTTGAATAATCTCACCAAGTTCCATCAGTTCCTGTTTCATTTCAGGTGTAGAAGTCTTTGCGACCTCATCATAGAACAGGGTAATAGCTGTTGTCAAGAGAATCAGTTGTCTGTATGTGAGGTTCATCATGCTACACCATCCGCACTATCTTTGAATTCTTTTACTCTTTTCAGATACTCATTACTCTGACGATATAAACCATCAATCAAATCCTTGATGTCATCAATGGCAATCGTATCATACTCTACATTCATATTCTCACAACGGAGAGCGTCAATCATACATTCAAGTGTCATTGCCTGCATATGTTCTGGGGTAATTGGTGTGCCGTGAGGCATACCAGAACATTCTTCATTGTAGAAATGATTATATCGTGAGAGAACTGTTCTACTTCTTTCCTCTCGTTCCCATTGATCCTTCTCAATTTCAGCAAGACGAAGCATAGCATCCCCGTGTTTCTCATAGAGTTCATCAAGGGCATCAAGTGCCTTGCGTTCTGCTTCACGACGCTCAGCTTCCTCAAACATTGCATCAGGATAAGGTTCTTGGTTTCTCATAAGTCGTTTCAGTTGTTCTCTTCCGTATTCAGTGAGTTCGTGTTTTTTATTGCGAAGTTCTTCTATTTCTTCTTGGGAAAGATTGACCCACACCATATCATCAGGGACAGGTAGATTGTGTTCAGTCATCGCAACATCTCCTTCATTTTACGCAAACAATCATTAAATCCATCCACAAGTAATTCAGTATCTACATTTTGAGAACCAGCAGCAGATTGTTGTTCAGGCAACCATTCCTCAACAGCATCTACAATCTCATCACACATATCAATAGAGAAACCAAGTTTGTCTCTCATAATGTACCAAAGCTTTTGTGCTTTAAATTTCTCAACTTGTTTGAGGATTACAAGTTTATCTTGAAGAGTTTTGATCTCTACTTCTAGTTTTTCAATTTCAGTCATATTTTCCACCTTTTACCTCATTAAACCAAAGTCCTTCAAGAAGTCTTTCAGTTTCTTTATCAGTCACCATTACAAGTCTTGAAGTATCATCTTGTTTTTCTCGTCTCCACCATACAACATACCCATACTCATCAGTATATTCAATACGATAATAAGTTTTTTTATTATAAAAGACAATATGAACTTCACCAGACCTTTCTGCTTCCATTCTTGGTTGAGATTTATGTGTCTCAATCTCTTTGAGGAGTTCCAGTTTCTTTTGAAGCACTTTGATTTCTGCTTCTGTCTTTTCAATATCTGTGTTAAAAGTCATTTGTTTCAGGTAAGGAGTAGCATCCATCACACCATCCTCTTTTGCTTGTCTAAAAGCATTACGCAGACCTTCATCTACTTGCTCTGGTGTTTGTGGTGTTGGTTGAAAGTCAGTCATTTTCAGTTCCACCATAATAATGTTGTGCGTTGAGTGTTCTCCACATTATAATCTGTTCAAAACATTCTCCAAGATTACGACAAACGAAACTATCTTCATCCACCCCATCTGGCCCGTCCCAGATTGTAGCAGTATATCCTTTCGTGGGATGTGGAGTATAAGTAATTTCAATTCTCATTGGTCTTGGTACATCTCCCAGTATTATAACCCGTCAAGAAGGCTGAATGCAACCATTTGGTCATCAAGTCCTTACGGGTATTCACATCCTCAACTTCACAATCACCAAAGAACCACTCACAACGGAATGTAAAGTTACCATACTCTCCGTTGAACCATTCCTGAAATGCGACTTCGGCAGTATCTTCCCACTCCCATTCTGATGTAGGATGTTTAGTCATTTGTTTTCGCAGTGTAGGAAATACTTATATTCTGCGGCTTGGTGTGGTGCATATCTTACTACATCACATCCTTTGTATTGATCAACCACTTCAAATGATGGTTCCAATGGTTTACCACCTGAGGCAAAATAACCAAGCACAATCAAAATAAGAATGAAAACGCCGCAGGCACCAGCAAATACACCAAAACCACGGAGCAACTCTTTGAGTGCATACTTATCTTCAGGTGTCATAGGTCTAATGGTTGTTGTGGGTCTTGATACCAAATTTCTTTATATGTAATCCACTTTTCTACATCAGTTTCCATTTGTGCCATCCAGTGAATACCATTTTTATCAATCGCATCAAGATAATGAATACCTGTCTTGGGGCAGATTACTCTGGATACTTGTGTGAATTTTACTCGTTCAGTCATTTCTCATCTATCCATACAAAAGAAAGACAATTTTTCATAAACCAACGACTAATCGCACTCGGTTTCTTATTCATATAATATCTCAAATATCCATTACCCATCGTATAATATCCTACTTCTTTACCACCAGATTTAATCACAAAATTGGAAGTAATATTACTACCAGTCGCAGTAAGTTTAGAACAATCTAAATTACCTATTGTAATTCTAGTTGGAAAACTACCATATTTTTTTGCGGATTCAAAGTTCTCAATAATACGATCAAACTTTTGATTGTACCGATACTCTTGATGGTATTTGAGTTGTGCGAACTTGTACTCTACATCCTCAATTTGTTTATCAATCTTCTCATCAAACTCTTGTGAGATTTCTTCTAATGACTTGCGTGGTAATTGAAATGAACCTTTGATTTCAGGATGCTTATAAGGAATAGTGAAGTATTCCTTTGCGACTTCATATTGTTCATTATCTTCACCCATAGAAGCAATCAAACCCATAGTATCAAAGACATTTTTTATATCTTTGATGGTTTTGAGTTTGCTTGTATCAAGTTTGTGATTTAATCTTTCAGTCATTTCAGTTCCTCTTCATCTTGTTCAATCTGAAAGATAGCATTTAGAAACTCCAGAGCATACTTACCCACAACCCAAGCATCTTTATCCTCAAAGAACCTATCACCGATGGTTCTCATATCATAACACTCTTTACCTTTATCAAAGAAAGCAATCACATAACAAATTTCTTTTCCTGGAATGTCTTCATACCACCTAACGAGTTCATACTTGTTATTGAACTTACACCAACGGAACTCAATATTACGAAATCTCATGAGTAATACTCCGACTCATCAAATGTAAAGTATTCATGAATTGCAGACATCACTGCATCTTCAATAGCTTCTTTGATACTTTCTTCAGTGGGTTTCTCTACATGTTTATGGGCACGATGCCATCCCCGTTTGACACCTTCCTCAACTGCAATATCAAGTATGTGATAGATTTTGGGTTTCATGAGATTTCTGGTTTGATGTGGCCATCATACCACATCAGGTTTCTTCTGTCTCTTCGGGTGTGCCAGTTTCTGAAGTGTCCAACTCCACATCTTCTACAAGGTCTTTTAGTCTATTCATAAAGTCTTCATCCATTGGAATTAACTTTTCTTCACCACGATCAATTCTGTCACACATTTCCATCAGGTATTCTAGAAACTCTTTTGGATATGTTTCATCCATATTGATGCTGCACCAGAACCATTCGTAACACTCTTGATATGGATCATCTCGTTCCAGTAGAGCATAATCAGCATAGTTCCCACTGATGAGATCTCTCCACATCTTGAAGTTGTTCCAGATCTCTCTCCAACCAGTCTGGAAACAGTGTCCGAAGTAATACTCAAACCAGTTCAGTTTTGTCTTCATCTAAATTCTCCAAATGATCCCAACTCCAAGTACGGGAAAGAACATCAATATCAAATCCAAACTTATATGCCCAGAATAGAATTCCCATAAAACCATTACTGCCAAATGTTATTTGACAATAAGGCCATCCAGGATACTCATTCCAACTTACTGATACTTGGAGAAGTGATCTATTCTTTAGAAACTTGGGAAAATGTCTTCCCGTGTTTAAGATCTGAACATACCATTCGTGACCAAAATCTTCACGATATTTGAGATTTATGAGATTCATTTATAATCGTCTCCATACTCAAGGCCAGACTCTGCGTTCATAAGTTCTACAGTAGTCTGATATCCCTGTGCTACTGTGACTTCGTGTTGAATCGCAATATCCCGAAGTGTTTCTATATCATATTCAGGAGCAGTAATCCAACTGAATCCCTTACCAAAAGTATTATCAGGGTTCACGATATACCAGTGGCAGGCAGTGTCGGGAACAAACACGGAACATTTAGTCCAGTCATTTTCCCATTGAGGAACCTGAACAAAAGAGAGTGCCGCAAAGATGAAACCAAGAAAACTAAGAATCATGATTAGTAACGATTACATCCGAACAATGCACCACCGATTGCTGCACCAACAGGAACAGACCAATAGTAACCATTTCCACGGCTCATACTGGCAGCGACGCCACCACCCAATAGAGCACCTAATGCACTCTGAGTGGGATTGCAATAAACAGCGTTGTTGTAGTACCTTGGCGCTGGTACTGGCGCTGGTGCAGGAGCATACTGCGGTTGTTGATAGGATACATCTCCACAAGGAACTTTATAGGATTGAGTCCTTACACTACCAGCAACATAGTTTCCATAACGATCATAGTATCCGGGTACATAAGTTTCACGAAACCTTGTGCAGGTCTGATACTCATATACCTGTTGAGCCTGAACTGGCACTGAGAACAGAGATGCAACCAGTGGAAGTAGAAGCAGTTTTTTCATCGGTTTGATGTGTTTGACGCCACGATAACAGGTATTTAGGGTTTTGTCAAGGGCTACCAGAGAGACATTGGACATTCTGATGATTCAAATTTCCATTTCATTTGCATGTAACAACCACAGAGATAACATCTTTTACTATCTCTGTTGAATTGAGAACAATCGTTGCAAGTTTCTTCCCTTTGTTTATGTTTCTCATCCGAAACAAAAATGCCATCTCCAGCAACAATATTCTGTCCAACAGACTCAGCAAATTCCTTAAAATGTTTCATCTGTTCCCAAAAATCTGGATATTTTTTTGGATCTATAAAATCTGGGATAGGATCAGTCATATTAAAACAAATAATTTAATTGTAAAATAAAAAAAGGGGAGTTGTCAAGATTGACAAAGCCCCTTGAATATCTTTATAATAACTCTGTGGAAGTTAAAGATCAGTCTTTAGCTTCTTCTGAAGGTGGTGCAGGAATCTCTGTTCCTAAAGCGTTGAGAGCTTCTAATGCTCCTTGGATTTTAAGAAACTGTTCTTTCTTGATATTGAACTGTTTTTCAAGTTCCATTAGTTCGTTTCTAAGTACATCAGCTTGTTTTACAAGTTGTGATGCCATATCATCTCTTTTCAATGAATCGTCAGCCATAAATTTCAGTAAAGGTGAACTCTAACAATTTTATTTAGTACCCTTTAATTCGTCAAGTTCTGCACGAAGTTCGGAGATTTCGCCTTTGAGTTCTTTAATGGATTCGATGAGGACTGCAACGATGTTTCCATAAGCAACCGACTTCATTCCATCCTCATTAGTGTGTACAACATCTGGAAGAATTTTTTCTACTTCTTGTGCAATCACACCAATTTGATGTTTCTCAATGTCAGTACGATCATATTCAACACCACGAAGTTGAGTAACTTTATCTAGAGCATTTTCAATAGTTTTGATGTTAGTTTTGAGTCTTTCATCAGAACTTGCGGTAATTTCACCAGAAGCACCAACATTTCCAGTGTTGTCTATGGTGAAAATTGCTGTGTCTGAACTTCCTCTAAATTCATAACCATTAGCTGGAGATCCAAAAATAGTTTTACCAGCGTTGGTAAAGTACAATCTATTTGCAGGTTCATCACTTTGTTGCCATACATTGGTGGCACCTCTAAGGAATCCCGTACTATTTCTTCCATCTAATAAATCTGCGTTTAAGTTAGTACAGAGTGTTGTAGATACAACAGTAATTGGAGCTGTTCCAGTAGGAATTGCAGATCTGAATAGAGCAGCAGTAACAACACCGACAGGATTTCCAGTTGCACCATCACCACAATGAATGAGAGTAAGTTTATCGGATTGACCAAAGTTTGTGATAATACCAGCATTAGCAAAAATACCTTGGCCAGAAGAACTTCCACTTAACCACAAACTTGCACCAACTTGTGCATTTAGATATTTGAGAGTTCCACCAGTAGCACCAGAAGCATTTCCACTTAAAGTTGTAATAATACCACTGTTGATATAACCAGTTGGAGCACTCATGTAATTGGTAATTACTGAGTTGGTTGTAAATCCAGTGTTTACATAAGCTGTCGGGGCACCAAACCAACCATCAACTGTAGCACCCTGATAACCATTAGAGGGAACAATAAGAGTGGTTACAATTCCAGTGTTTACATATGCACTTGTAATACCAGCGTTTGTACTTCTAAAGTTAGTAATAATACCAGTGTTAATTGTAGCAAGAGGAGTTGCAAGGGCAGTATTAGCTCTGACTCCTGTGATAAATGCATCAGTTCCATTAATTGTAGTAATTGTGCAAGCAGTACCAGTTAATGATGTAATGATACCAACATTAAGCATGATTTGGCCCACTGTTTCACCGATACCGGCATTTCCAAGGCCGCCGATGTACCTGGTACGAATTGCGGTAATAATACCTGAAGTGATATAAGCCTCTGTTGATACTGAAAGTCTTCCAGCATTCAAATTGTTTATGATGGAATTATTTGATGTAAGTTGATTGTTGGTTAAAGTACCATTGACTAAAGTTCCAGCAATACTTGAAACACCAACAAAAGTAGAGTTAAATGATTCTGCAAAGGTTACTTTTGCAGTTGTAAATGTTGCAGCAGTTCCAGTAACTTCTAAGTTTTGGAATTGTGCAATCGTATTAGCATTTACAGTTTGAATTGTATAGTTTGTTCCAACTCCAGCAAAGACAATGGTTTTGTTTAGATCAATAACATCAAATGCAGCATTACCAATCGCCTGAGCACCAGCGAAAGTAACAGCACCACCAACATAAAGGTTCTTAACTTTTACTGTTCCATTAACTTCAACTGCATCACTGAAGTTGTAAATACCAGAACTAGATCCTACAGCAATTTGATCTAATTTTAAGTAATCTCTATCTTTGTCTTGAGAAATCATTCCCCAACGACGCCAATCTCCATCAGCATAAACATGTCCAATATATCCACCTGGATCTGGAGTTGCCAGGAATGTGATATCACCAACTCTCTTAGCCTCGGTAGGTGTTGCAATACCAACTGTAAGAAGTTTTGGTTGAGATGCAACACCCTTAATGTAAAGATCTCTAGTTTCTAATCCAGCATCAGCAGTGCTAGTTAGTTTTTGTGTGAAGTTTACTGGACCATAGAATTGTGATGTTTGGTTATTGTTTTCACCACCTTCAACGGTAAGTCTTTCTTTTACAACTAGGTCATCAAATACACCACTGTTTCTTCTTTCAACCGTGTCTCCTTCGTCTCCGAAGAATGTAACAACAGGAGCATCAATAGTTTCTTCTTCACCGGTAGAACCATTAATTTTGGTTGCGCCAGAGTAAAATTCACCTCTGTCGTTCATACCAGTATAAACAACAGTACCACCATCTTGTTCTCTTGCTTGAGAAACTAAAACTTCTTCATTACTCAAGATACGATCTTGTTTTACAGGTAGACCAGTTGAATAGTTACCAGGACCGTAACCAAGATATTCAAATGTATGACCAGATGCACGAAGAATAGAAGGTCTACGAATCTCCATTGGGAGAATACGAATTTTTCTGACTACCGAACCAGAATCACTTGCAGAAGCAGTAGTTGAGAACTGACCTCTTAGGACATTGAATACATTTGATGCAGCATCACTTACAAGACGAAGTATTTCTGAATTTATAACGATATAATCTCCTTTCTTAAATCCAAACGCACTTGTCAACACAATAGATGTATCGGTTGATGTAATTGGATTTGCTAGAGTAGTGGTAACTCCGACATATATGAAGTTTCCTCTACCACCAAGATTTTCTTCACCTAAACCTAAAGCTCTTCCATTTGCAGAAATTGCAGATTTCTGGATAGTTACTCCAGTCAAATTCCAGGTTTGTGTGATAGTTGTAATACCAGTAAAGAATGAGAAAGATGTAATTCCTAGAGTTTCATTTACGATAAATTTCTTAGAGAAGAATGTGTTACCAATTCCTACAAGTTTGAATGAATTTCCTGAAAGTAATCCATGACCTTCGGTGGAAATTACAGTTGCAATACCAGCAGCCTTGTTATGAGTAATTGTGGTTACCCCAACACCTTTTGCGGCCAAATATGCAATCGGCAATCTATCATCGTTTCTAGTTCTAAAGAGGGTTGATGGTACACCTTCTTCAATCAACACAGAAACACTTCTAGATGAAGGAACATCTACAATTTTAAATGTTCCATTCATGGATGGTTCCATGAAACCATTCAAATCTAGAGAATCCCCAATGTTGTTATTGATTGATGAAACTTGAACGAAAGCATAACTTAGTGGAGCTCCAGCAGGATCTGGAGAGACTGACATTGTATTTCCAATCGCATATGCACTACCTCCATCAACAATTTCTACAGATGAAATTGTACTTGCTGCAGAAATAACTACTTTTGCTGAAGCATTTTTTCCAGGCAAAGAAGCATTCAACAATTCGGAAGAGTAAATGGTACTTGTAACTCCAGCATTATTGTTGTATCCTGCACCAGAATTAAGTAGTGTTACTGATTTTACTGAATTTAAATTATGATCTATGTCAGTAAATATGGTAACCGTTGTATTTCCAGCTCCACTGACGATTGCTCCAGTGATCGCATATCCCACTCTATTATTTTCAAAGAAGTAGTTTAAAGCTTCTTTGGTTATAGAGTTTTTCTTATCACTTGTTCTAACAACACCGAGAGGAGATAATTCTGCATAACTTACTGCAGGCAATGGATCTGAGTTGTAATTATCCCTATCAACTTGTGGGTATAGATTCTTAACATCCTGGTTAAAGTTTCTTTCACTTAATCCAAATCCAATAGAACTGTCTGGACTAATACTACCCGATAAAACCGTAAGGTTGTAGATACCATCTTGACCACCAGCACCAGGAATCAAAGGTTTAATTTCAGTGCTTCTATAGATGAATATACTATCTCTAGATTTTTCTTTTTGAATCGTTGGTAGAGCTTCAACTTGTTGTTGAGTTGATCTCTGGTTTACTTGATTTAAAAATGTTCCAGGATCTGAACTGAATCCAGTAACAGAAAATTCTCTAGGGGTGGCTACTGTTTGAACTACAAAAGATCCGTTATAAGATTCTATGGCATCATTTGAACTCACTACATTAGAGATTTTTACAATATCTCCTACTTGTAGATGGTGAGGTAGTTCGGTTTTTATGTTAGCATTTCCACCAGCATAAGAAGCTCTTGTAATAATTTTTGGATTTCTTAACTGAATTGTATCAGATAGTTGAGATAATAAGTAAGATGCACTAGTGATTCCTGTTGTTTTTGATTCTTGAAGTACAAATCCATCAGTAGGTGGTCTAGCATTTACAAATTCTTTTGGAATAACATAACGCAATTTATAAACTCTATCATCCAAACCTCTGTTATCAACTCTTCTGGTTATAAATGTAGATCCAGTTTGATTTCCTAGTAGAGTTGTTCCAATACCTACGATACCATCGTAAATCGTATTGGAAATTGCGAGAGGTGTGGTTTGAACATACCAATGTTTTTGAGTATCATCGTACTGTATTGGGTGGCCAACTTCACCTGGCGATTTATCAGAAACATAACTGATAACTTCAAGTCTTCCTCCTCCATTTGAAATTCCAGTAATAGTATTACCAGAGCTAGAATCATTCAGAGTTGAGGCTAGTCTAATTTGGTTTGCACTTAATCCAGATGTATACGCATAATAAACTTTATCCGCAGATAGATTTTCTGGAAGATCACCGTTATCACTTATGACTCGTACTTTTTCACCATTGAATAGAGTGTGATTTGATGTTAAAGTTAAAATATTGGAAGTAATACTGTTAATTCCAGATTGTCTACCAACAACGAATGTCTTTTTAGATGAAGTTCCAATTCCACTTGGAACTTGCATCAAAATTGGAGCTCTAAAGTTACTCTGTTGAGCACCAAGAATTATATTTAAGTATAGTTCTTCTCCTTCTTTCGCTCCAACTCTATATGAGTCAATTTGGGACGGAGGTGGAACAGTCTTGCTTTCATATCCAGCAAGATATAGACGAGATGTAGTCGCTGCAGAAATAATTTTGGATACATCTAATGGTAACCAAGTTACATTAGTTTCTCTGTAAATTAATTCTCTAGGTGGAATGACATGAGTGATGTAACCAACATCGTCTCTATCAAATGACTCTGGTCTAAATCCAACAGATTCTAGAGATACTGCACCAAAGTTGGAGTTAGAGTTTGTAATTGATTGGTCACCACCACTTTCTGCAACGAAATGTTTTGCATAACCAATAGCAAAGATCGAAACACACTGAATAATAGAATTATTACTACACTTCATGTGTACATTTTCCCAATCAGGCTTATAGATTGCTCGGGAATTTGTATGTAAAGGTTTTTGAGATTCGGATACTGTTAAATTGTCATTATAAATTCCTGTTGTTGGATCATAAAGAATGAAAGCATTATCATCTTTTTGTAGGGAAATACCAGTAAATTGGGCAGTCAACATGGACTTAAATCCAGTTGCTTTAGATCCATCGGCATGAAGTCCATTCATACCATATACAGATCTCAAAGTACATGAGAAGATATATGGAGATGCTGAAGAAACACTATCTGATTCTACAATTGTTCTTGCATTTAGAATTTGTGCAGAAGATGGTAAAGCTATAACTGGAGTAGATGGAGCAACATACTGAAATTGAGTATCATTAAGTACATCACTGACTAAGAAAGATCCGTTATATTGATCAACACTTGTTGTAATGCCGCTAACAAGAACTGGAGTGTCTTTGTACAATCCATGTGGAGTTAATGTTGTTACGGTAATTGTCGTTGTTGGCACAAGACCATTACCAGCTCGGATGCTTGTGATACCAATAGCATCTGCACGAAGATCTCCAACAATTCTGAATTCATCTACAGAAGGTTCAAAATCTGAAACATTGTTTACTGGATAATTTGGAATACCTCTACCTGAAGTATCACCATAAGCATATGTTACCTTATAGTAATACATTTCAAGGTCGGTGAGACCTGCAGGTTCTATTCCAATGTAAGCTTCATTTACACCATCAGCATATTCAAATGCAGTTAGTTTGTGGTGAGAAAAGTTTGGCGCAACTTTTGTTGCGGTTGAATCTTTATAGGCAGCTCTTTGGGGATCTGCATCAAAAATTGTAAATGCAGTAAAGTAACAAGTACCAGTTACTTTAAAAATAGACGAAGGTTCTACATTGTCATTCAATGGATCGGGTACATACAGTGGGCGAATCTTAGTCTTTCTAAGATCCAAACCAACAATAGAAGTACCTCTGGGTAGAATTACACCACCATAAATTGAGTTGTATTTGTGTAGATCATTATCTTCATCAAAAATATCAAAATTTGAGTTTTCTGTAAATTCTGTTAAAGTTGCTCCAACGGTTGTCCAAGTACCATTTGTAAATCTTTTGAATTCCGCTGTTCCGCCCTGGTTTGTAATTGAGTGTCCGGGTCTATTGTCAATGTAGTGAACACCAGGATATACTAAGATGGTTGTTGAGTCAATCTTATCGTTATTTCTTCCGACTACATATGAAAATCTTGCGGCTTCAATTACAGCTCTTTGAATAGTTTTGAAAGGTCTTGTGAGTGAGTTACCTCTATTCTCAATACTATCAGTAGCGTCAAAATCAGAAGGGTTTACATAAAGAATATTACCTTCGGCATTCTTAAGAAAATTCTCTAATCTACTTAAAGGCATTGTGTTATCCTACAGTGACAAATCTATTCTTTTTATATTTAGACACTAAAAAACCTCCCAGATCGGGAGGTTTTAAAGTTCACACGGAAGGGATTTGTCGCTGGTGTCTTAGTACCACCAAAGACTATATTACCACTTAACTTCTTTCCAGGCAAGCTTGTCTTTCAATTCTTTTTGAAAAACCATAAGATACCGATGTTTACGAGAGCGATCCCTCCACTCACCATCAGAACCTTTAGTACTACCCCTAGAATGTTTACTTCCATCAGCATAATAAAAGTCTTTTTTGGGGTCAGTTAGACCGTAGTATTGAAAATTGCAAGCTCTGTATATAGTTCCAGTGTGGTGATCAGAGTCAGCGTAACTAAGAATAGCAGAAACTGTGGCATCTTTCCTAAACCTCTTAATGCAACGACTAACAAACCATGAAGTAATGTTATATTCTTCTTTCTGAACCTCTGGGTCTATGCATAAACGAGAAAGTTCAAATAAACCTTCTTGTTCATCTCTTTGGAGACCAAATGCTCCTACAGCTATTTCTGGTACTGGGAGACCAGTAAAAACGCAAGCGCCAAGACACCCGCCAATTCTAAGGGGACATTCCCAGTCAGTATGCTTAAAAAGTCCATAGTTATATCCAGATTTAAAGTCTTTGGATTCGTCTTTTAAGTAATGATGAGTATAAAGAAGATCTTTAATTTCATCTTTACTAACTTTATCTATGTAAAAATCACTTTTCACTGAGTATAATTACTTATTAATGTTTTGATTTTCTAACAAATTGTTTTCTTCGCACCATTTAAACAATTCATCATAAGATAGTTTACCATCTTTAAATTTTACTGAGAACATAAATCTAGGTTTATCAAAATTTATTACACAGTGTTCTTTTGAAACATTATACAGATAAAAAGTTTTTTCTTCAAATATTAGTTCTTCAAATCCATATTGATATGTGTTATCTGTTTCTGGTTTATCTTTTTTAAAAATACTATGACTTATTCCAGATGATATTAACATATTAATTGCTACTTTCCTGGGTTCATCTATATGAAATTCACAACCAGTATTCTTTTCTAAGATAAAAATGCAAGCAAAACTTATTTCAAATTGGCCATGTATTTTTTTAATAATAGGTTCTTTTAAAAGATACTCTTTGTTTATTTTAATAGTTTTAAAATCAGCACGATTTATTAAAGTTTTTCTTTGCTCTTCGGTGAGATTTTTTATTGCTGAATTACAGAAATCATATAAAAATATTGATTCATTTTTTAATTTTTTGTAAAATACATCACTGTTACTCATTTTGAGTTTAAAATATATTCTACTGTATTTGCAACATCATTCATAGCCCCACGCAAATCTTTTTGACTGCCAGCGTGTTGATCCATTGTTTGTGGATCTGTGAGAGTCCATCTCCATTGATCCATTTCTTGATTGTACCAGAGATTTATGATCATTTGAATTTTATATTACTGATGTTAAAGGCTATTGAAACTCTTTCTTCATTGGATTGATTTTCTTCAACACCGTGAATTAGCCAATAAGGAAAAAGTAAAAGTTCATTTTCAAGAGGAGTATAGGGAGCAACAGAATTTCCATCATTATAATACATTAATGGTTCTGAACGAAGTTGCATATAATTTCTAGGATCCTGAAAGACTATACTTCCAGAATTATTCGGAACTTTGATATACAAAATTCCAGAAAGAAATCCCCCTCTTGTTAAATGTTCATGTGGATCATTTGATGATCCTTTATAATTTATATTTACCCAAGCATCAAAATTATATTCTCCGATTCTTATATCTGGTCTTTGTGGAATATATTGTCTTATTTTTTTCTCAAAATATTCGTCTTTAAAGTTTCCTCCTTGGTATCCACCATTATTGGAATACTCTCTGTTTGGAACCCTTTTTTCATGATCCTTAACTTTTTTATACAGATACTCCAAATCAAAATCACACTGGTGTGAAAAAATTTGTGTTGGAAATAAATTAATAGTATCCATAATTTTATTTTAAAAAGCCCCCGACTGGATTTGAACCAGCGACCAACGGTTTACAAAACCGTTGCTCTACCACTGAGCTACAAGGGCAAGAAAATCGGATTATTTCCGATCAAATTCAAAAAATCCACCATTCACATTAGTGAATGACCCCCAAACATGTTCTCTAGTTGTCACATCATATCCACGATCAATTACTCGATAGTGGTTTTCAGAAAGAAAACTTTCCGTTAAAAGATATGTATCTCTACCATCTTTGTTTACATAACAAGTTTCGCAACAACTTTTTCCATGAAATGTGGTTCCATCCCACTCAAATATAGTATCACATCCATCTAAGTATGTCAACCCATCATCAGTTTCTTTATAATTTTTTGTAATAATTAAATCATTTTCCTGACAAACTTTTATGATTGTTGTTCTATAAGGTTCTGACTCATATGCATAACCTTGAGTGACTTTAAAAGTATCTTGTTCAATTGGTTTGTGATTTAATGCGATTAAAGCAAAATCTTGAGGATATGTGAATGCTTGTCTTTGATTGTCAAAGTAACCTACAAAATAGTTTTTAAATTTTTCAATCATAAACTTCAATTATTACTTGAATCTTATTTATAGGGCGAGAGAGACTTGAACTCTCACGGGTTATTCACCCAACGGATTTTAAGTCCGGTGTGTCTACCGATTCCACCACCGCCCCAAAAAATTAACCTTCGTAGGTTTTAGGATTGTACTTCAGGTACTCAAAAAATGTCAACTTCATTTCTTTTTGAGTCATGCCACAGTGTTTTGCAGCCGCAGGTAAAGTCATCTTTGCATGAAATAGTCCTTCATTAGCTTCACGAACATTTTCTGGAGTTGTTTTTACTACAGTTTCGTAAAGAGTCTTGTAACTGATTTTGTAAGGATTCATACTAGATTGGTACAATCTCTAGGTTTTGGACATTGAGTTCGGTCTTAACATAAGACTCCCACCTCATTGCGTCTTCTATATTGTAGAATACCGCTTCGTGTTTGGCAAGACCCTTTTTCTTGGGTTTAAGGTACTGGACCTTATACTTCATCTGCGACCACCTCACCACGCAGTTCTGCAAGTTTTGCAGTTGCAAGACATTCTACCATAGTCCAATAGAGTTCACCACTCATTGGAAAATATTCATCAACAAAGTGGGCTGCACAATCTTCTTGAAATTCACGAAGTTCCTGCAGGGTTTCACGATCAACTTGCATTAGGGTTGTTGGGAAGAACACTCTCATCATACCAAGATATGATGAGGTCGTCAACAGGTCTGTGACAGTTCTTCAAGTGTCATTCAAATTCGGTAAAGTCCACAGACTCTAAAACATCAATTTGAGTTTTTAGAGTGTTTATTTCTTGAGTGAGGAATCCTATTCCTCTTTGCAAGGAAAATGCTCTACCCTCTTTTTCATCTCTCACATCACGAAGAGTATCTGAAGCATTTACATAATAATTCAATTTTGGTAAAACACTTGCAGATGTAATTCCTAGTTGAGTTTCTGCTGCGGTAATATTAGCTGTATATGTATTAGTACATGTCGTATTATCTGGTGCTCCTGGTGGTTTTGTACTTGTGGTGCTTAAAACTGGTTGAGCTGTAGTTAATCCCAATCCAATAACTACGGTATAACCTTCGGGTCTATAGACAGTTGTATATCCAACAATTGTTCTAATTGTATTTCCAACACCAGAATATGCATAATTTGGTACTAATTGTACAGGCCAACTGGCAGCGCCAACATAGTAAGGAGCAAATCCAGCACCAACAGCAGGTTCTGGATCAATAACATCTCTCCACTGAGCTGTAATATCTGGAGATCCATTATTAATTATTTGCAATGTGTGGCCATATCCCAGTTTGTTATTATTTTTAAGTAGTGATATTTCTACTGGGCTTGATCCATTTAAAATGGGATTAAAATTATCTGTTACATCTTCGTCCGTTCTAATTACTATAAGTCTACCATGATCAATATATGATGAAGTAGTAGTACTAATAAAAATAGTAGGATAAACTGTACTAACGCCTACAGTAAATTCACCCAAACTAGTTGTAGCAATAGCTGGTTTACTTAAAATTATGGTGTTCACTGTGGTTGTTGTGATTCCAGGATCTCCCTCATCATCTATAATTTCTATTTGCGTTGAAGTTGTTCCAAATCCAACTACCACTGTGTCTGAAGAAGTGACTCCAACTCTAATAATTCTATCCCCAGTAGAAATACCAACAGTTACAATACCAACTCCAGTATGAAGGAGAACTGTCGATCCTAACGATATACTTCCAGTAAATGTAGTGGAAGGCCCAACAACTGCAGTGGAACCAAATCCAACAATCTCTGGTAAATTTCCTACTTGAAATACGGTAGGATTTTCTAGGCTATCAGTGACAGTATCATTGACTCTTAGATTGTATAGTGCGGTATTTAAATCACCAAAAACAATAATGTAAGTGCTTCCAATACCAACAGAAACATCTTCAAGTTCTTTGACTAAATTTGCACCATAATCTCTGTTATGTGGTCTTCTGTAATATTTGGCTCCATAGTAATTGATTTGTCTATATTGATCGGGATCTTTTTTTACCTGCCAAGTTTGATATACAACATTAATAGATCCAAGAGCACCACCTTTACCATAAGTACCCGTATTAAAAAATGAAACTTTTCTCGTTTCTTCAGCAATTTTGATCCACTTTAAATCACTTAAACAGTTTACAGCAATTCTTGCATCATAAGCAGTTTTTACTGCAGTTATTTTTTCATTTATATCTGTAATTAAGTCTGGTAATGGTTTATCCATGTTTACGATAAGTTTATCGTAACCATCAATTGTTACATCAGTCAATAACAACAAATCTTTTGTAGCGTTTCTTTGGTTTATTTTTGATTCTCTATCTTCTTTGAGTGATTTAATAATTCCCTGGGAACTTATTTCTCCACGAGTTAGTCCTAAAGCACTCTTAATGAGAGAGTTTTCTTCATCACTAGTTTTTGGGACACTTGTAGTTCCGACTCCAACAGTTCCTATTGTCATAATAATTAAGTAGTCTCTGGATAAATTTTATTTTCTTCTACTGGTTGTTCAACAACAATTTTATCAATATCTTTTCTTTCTGCATGAATAATATAACTACAATCAATTTTACCACCAGAATTATTTATTACCTTGATTTCAGATCCCCAATTACCAATCTCATAATAAAGTTCTTGATAACAACCGCGTGGAGTCAAATGAACTGTAATTGTTTCTACATCAACTAAACCTCTCCAATAATCCGGAAGTTGAATAATATTTGAATCAACTAACCTACCTCTATAATAAACCCCGGCTTCTGGGCCTTCCAATGAAACATGAACTAATCTCATGTTTTCTTTTGTTGGGTGTGGTATATCAAATAACTTAAATGGTGCTGCAACTTGTGTAAAAGCTCCATAAAAAGCTTTGATTGTGGCAACATCAATGTCTTGACCAAATATTTTAGCGGTAAAGTTTAAAGAATCGCAATTAATTAATGGGCAATCTAGTACAGTGTCTACATTAACTTTTTTAAAATTATTGAGTGCGCTACCTTCATTCAAAGAATTTTTAATATTAACTCCATTTGTTAAACTCAAAGCATTTCTGAGAGTTATTCCAATTTTAGAAGTTAATCCAGTAACATTGGTAACTGCAAGTCTATTATGAACTCCAAGAAGGTTTGATATTCCTGTTACATTGAGAGAAACTGGATTTAATCCAGGCCCAATCATGCAATTAGCTATAGGAATTGGAGGCCCACCAGCACCAATCCAAACAGGGCCATTTAATACTGTTGTTCCTGGTATAGATGGGACTGCAGGTAAGAATGAATAATCTATCTGACCTACTACAAGTTTATCACCAATATATTTTACGGGTTCTGCAGGCATATTTCACCTCCTATCATTCATCTAACCATTTCTGGAATTTTGTAACAATTCCCATTAGTTGTGATAATATGGAGGATTGTGATTTTTCTACACCAGAGTTTTGGGTATTTTGCATATTTCCAGTGGTATCAGTTGCTTGAGCACCTGTTGAAGCACTGTTACTCATCACTGTATTTGAAATACCTCCTTTTATACTGTTGACTGGAGCATTAACAGCAAAATGTTTTCCAGAAACAACTGTTACTTCACCAGCGCCATCTAATGCAACAATTCTAATATTTTTTCCTCTTAAAATTATATCACCATCCATTGCTTCAATAATGATATCACCTTTTTTAGCTCTTATAACTTTTGCTGGTACTTTATCTGTTCCTTCTATTCCAGAAATGTCATAAGATGTTTTATTTGCTATTTGGGTATGATTTCCATCTGTAGTAAATTCAAATCCCTGAGCATTGTCAGTAAAAACTGCATAATCTATAGTTTTTCCAGTTACATCTTGCTTTGTACCAGATTTTACTACAAATCCTGGTTTCTTTTCGTAATACTCTTTTGGCTGATCTGTCATGGGTTACACACAATCGACTACATTTACAACTGAACCTATTCCAACATTCAAATCGGGATTGTCTGCAATGAATTGGGGAACAAACTGTAGAACTGGATAAATCACAGCTCCTTCACCTGTCTTTGTATTTATGCTGACGGCCGGGGTGGTTTTAAAAGTTTCTTTGCAGGTTCCATTTGATCTGAAATCAATTATCGAACCATTAACAGTGAGAATTGGTTGATAAAAACAGTTTCCAACTTGAATAGTATCTCCAGAAGTATATCCAAGTCCTGGTCTTTCTATAACAAGACTCGTATTAATTCCAACTACCGCATTAGATAATCTTCGATCACCAACATCCAAACATGGTGATTGTTGAGTTGTTGATCCTATTTCCGCTGGAGATGTTTCTTCAGTTAAGTTAGTCTGACAATATCCTTGACCGGGATTGACAATATAAATGGATGCAATTTTTCCGTCTACAATTTTTGTTTTTGCCTGAGCTCCCTTACCATAATTAGAGTTATCTACAATTTTGATTTCTGGTGGATATGTGTATCCTTTACCTGGATCACAAAGTAAAAATGTTACAATTGATCCATCTACATCAGAAACGACGGCTTTTGCTCTTGCACCAATTCCATCACCATATATTGTTACTTCTGGTGGAATGCATTTGTAAAATTTTACTCCTATTGGCATGGGAGTAAGATCCTCTTGTGTTTGCGGATTTACAATCTTTCTCCTGCAATCTCTAAATGGTGTATCTGAAGAACCAAACGCAGATAGATAACCCAGAGAAAAATCGGGAGTTCCTAATGAATTTAAGATATCCATGTTAGATAAAACGCTTTGCCAACTATCTAACCTAGGGAATGAAGCTCCTGCAAGAGGATCCCAAGAAGTTGTAGTCTGACAAGCTAAAGAATCACAACTCAGGAAACTTAAAATCTGAGAAATCATATTTAATCCACCAGTTAGAGTAGATGCGATAGAACTGATTCCATTAGCTAACCAATCAAGACCAGATAAAACCGTGGACAAAGCTCCATCTATCATATCAGCAAGTTTATTCACCAATGCACCAGTTATTTCTTCAACTGCACATCTAGGTATATTTGGACTCTTACCTATAAGACCATTTAATAGACCCATAATAAAATCCATCAAAGGTCCAAATAATTTCTCAAAAAGACAGAAAATAATATTTAAAATATTTTTTGCAGCTTCTGAAATAGGTAATTGTTGTGGTGATGGAATGGTGATACCAAGAAGTTTGAACAGTTTTCCAACTAATTTGAATATGTTATCTCTCATCCCATTAATCACAAATTTCATAATGGATGCTACAAGTCTTGCTACAGATCTAACCAATTGTTGTACATCTACGACAACATTTCTGATTGGATCTATAAATCCTAGTGCAGTTTTTTCATAACCATTAATTGTTTGAATAAATGTCTGTAGAGAAGTTGTTATTTGAGATAAAATATCATTTCCACAACCATTTTCTCCTTTAACTGGACCAAGTTGTTTTACCGTGGCCAAGAATCCTGCTTCAGCTCTGTCTCCATAAAATAATTGATCTTGTGGAATATTTGGTGCTCCAAAACTTGCTCCAGCTTTATCACTCGTATCGGTAGTAAGTGGTTTGAAATCTGGAGATAACTCTATACTTCCTACTGCATCTGTAGCAAATTTTGCATTTGAAAACATTTCAAATTGGGATCCAGGTCCAAGATTCTCATCGACTTCTTTAGCAGTACCATCATTTTGAGCTTTTTCTCTTGTTGCTTGTCGTTTGTCTCCACCTTTCGCAAAAGGCCCTTTACTTCCTGTAAAAGGTTCAAATGGATTTGGATTGTCAATGTTTTCTACAACTGGACTTCTATGAAAACATCCCATTACAACAGGTTGTTGTGCTTCTTCACCATCCAAGAAAAATCCAACTACAGATTCACCACCAACAAGTAATGGTAATTTGCCAAATCCACCTTGTCCTGGCGCACCATCAGATGCACTTGTTAAGATATGAGCCCAAGGCAAATCTTCATCTTTCAATTCATTTCTACTAAAACTATGATATCCAATAATTCTTACTTTACATCTATATCCCCAGGCTTCTTTTCCATTATCAATGCGTGTTTTATCATTACGCCAGACTTTGGGATCGGCAACTTGACCAACCCACCAAACAAAACCGTCTCTACCTAAGAAATTAGATTTTAAAAAAGATTCATCAATCATCAGTCTTCGTAAATTTTACACTCTGCTGCGTCAGGATGAGTATCGCAATAAAGTTCTAATGGTGTTGGGTCGTGATCATCTTCTGGATGATTTACTTTATAAGCTTCTAGTGCTTCTAATTCTTCTTGAGTATGTCTTCTTGCCTGTGGAGAAGTTACAGGATTATCAAGAATTTCTTTGTCTTTTGCAATGTGTTCGTCGATGTTGTTCATTGTTTTGCTCCATATAAACCGTAGGAGTCTCTGATGAGTTTTAATGATGAAATCATTTGACCGCCTTCAAAATGATGCCTGACTTCTTTAATTAAGTAGTTTCCACTTTGTTCTGGATCAACCTCACCAGATTGAGATGCATCAACTTTAGAAAATTGTGCATAAATGATAGTTCCCGCTTTCAAATTAATGTTCATCGGTACTATCATATTTAGTGTTTGTGTAAACAACAAATTATAACGAGAGAATGATTTAGCCATATCAGTATTGTCTCTACCCGAATCCTCCGCATTTCCTTCTGATTCTAACATTCCCACATCAGAAGATCTGAATAAAATTCTAGATGGTTTATCCCCAAATATTTTTGGGTATGGGGGAATTTTAGAACCACCTAGTTTTGATTTAACTTCAGAATTTAATTTATAAGTAATACCATCAATTTTATTTTTATAAAGATCATAAAAGTAAGTAACATTTGAATACATGCCAACTCTTAATGACTTCATTAAGTCTGTGTTCTTCTCAAAACTATAGTTAATTATATTAAAATTGCTGGCAGCATCATTTGATTGCGTGATTCCAGGATCATATTTGTATTGCGGAACAGCCTCTTTCGATGTACTTGCATTTTGAGATTCTGTTGCAGAAACCAAAGTATCAATACTTCTGAAGTTAAATCCATCCCTAGTTTCATAAAAGACAAATCCAGCAACTCCTTTTGCAATTTTTCCACTATTACCAGATGATGAAGTTGCTGGAATACCCTTTGGCCCTAACCAAGTTAAAACATGAAATGGTTTCTTGAGTGTTCCAATGAAACTATAAGAATTTGATGTTTTTTCTATATTTTTTGATTTATATTTTTTAGTTTCTAAAACATCCTTAAGGATTGATTCTACATGTTCATTGATTGGTTTTTTAGAATATTTTTTTTGAACTCTTGAGGTTTCATTTGTAAGACCTTCTCTTGAACATAAATGTAATGTAAAATATTCTTTCGTTCCGTCTGCGACAATTGAACTTACTTTATAAACATACATCGCATAATCGCCGGTCAATTTAAAGTTTCCACTATAAGTTTGAATATCCAATTCTACTTTTTCTCCACCACGAATTGGTAAACCATTATAGATTGAATATGTTGCAGCAACTTGAATGGTCATCATTATACATGGAGATAAAATATCTTCATAATAATCGCAAAAAACAATAGAACCCGTCAGATCAATCTTTTTATTAGTTTCTAAAGATTGAATTTCAACAAAATTAAATTTTAAAAGTGTTACTGCATTTGACATATTATGTTCCCGATAAGTTGGTCAACAACATAGTCTTAAATAAACTATTTAACACTTGATCTTGTGGAACTGGAGGCATAATCGTTGTTCCACCTCCTCCGCCACCCGATGAAATTACCATCGGTCTTTGTTGAGATCCTCCACCGCCGCCCATCATCATTGGCACAATTGTGACACTATTTTGTGACATATTGTATGATGGATATTGTTGAAGTTGTTGTGGTTGAACTGGTTGTTGTGAAACAGACTGTATCTGAGATTGCGCCAACATTCTTTGTTGAACATCTGGAAGATCTGGGAGATTTCTTGCATATTGAACTGCTGCAGATGTTTGACTTCCCACGACTCTTCTTCCTTGTACATTTGAACCTCCAGCTATTCTTACTGCATTACTATCTCCGACAAATTCTGCACCTTTATACTTTTCTCTAATAGCTTTTGCGCTATCCATTGTCAAGTGAAGTGGATCAGATGAATCGTAAGTTCCTCTTTCGACTTGAGCTCCACCTGTTTTTGCAGCTTCCACCGAAGCTTTATGTGCAGCAGAATACGCAGACTCATTTGGTGGGACAATAATTGGAGTATATCCCTTGCGTCTTAAGTCATTAATAATTTGCAAAGTGTCTTTTTTTACTTTTTCTGGATCGCCGGCAGTATTTGTTCCAGTAGCCACAACTGCATACTTGCCTGTTGAGGGGCCCATAACACCAGTTTGAGATTTTACTTTTGGTTTTACTGTAACTTGTCCACCAAATCTAAAATATTTGTCATCATTATTACCTTGTGAAGGATCTACTGAGCCAGATCCTCTTGGTGCATATTCATAATGCAAATGAGGGCCTGTTGAATTACCAGATCCATATGCACCAGCGGCACCACCAGTATATCCTATTAAAGTTCCTGGTTCTATTTTTTGTCCTTGAGAAACTGCAGTTTTACTTAAATGTAAATATCTTGTATGTGATCCATCAGCGTGATCAATATAAACAGATAAATTTCCTCCGCCATCCAATCCACTAAAAGCCACTGTTCCTGGTTGAATGACACTAATAGGAGTTCCTACATTTACGGGATAATCTATTCCATAATGTTTTCTTCCTCCCCGAGGACCATATGGTGAACCTCTCTTTGAACTTGGAAGACTGCCTCCCGATACTGAATAATCTCCAGTTTCTCCAGTTTGTTGATTATTATTTTGCAATTCTGGAGTATCCGGTTCCATCGGTTCTCCATCTTTCTCTTCCCCTTTAGTACCTTCATAATCTTCGGATATTGCTCCCAATAATCCACTACTAACTGCTCTTTGGAATTGCGATACAACACTATCAAATTTATCCAATACTTGTGGAAATGTAGTTTGTGAAACGGAAGCCTCAATTTTTTGTTTTTGTTCTTGTTCTTTGAGTCTTGCTTTTGTTTTTTCCTTTGTCTTTCCTTCTCCAGTTACAGATTCGTATGCTCTATCGGCTAAATATCCTCCAGCCATGCCACCCAAAGCACCAACTCCAGCACCAAGAACAAATCCAAGTCCTGGAATTGGCACTAATGCTTGCCCAATGACACCAGCTAATGCAGAACCTGCAAGGGCTCCACCGGCATAACCAGCTGCAGATCCCAATGCACCTGCACCAGCTTTACCTACAGATTCTCCACCAGCAATTCCTTGGGCAAAATCCAATCCAGCAAGAGCTGTGGATATAATTGGCAATCCCCTAACTCCAGGAAGTCTTATTTTAGTTCCTTTTGGAGTTGGTTTTCCTGCTCTTGGATTTTTTTTATTACCACCAAAAAAACTTCCAACTAAACCGGCAGCGTCTAAAGCACCACTAGCTAAACTTGATAATAAACTTCCTGCAGACCCAAATGTTGATGCAATATTAATATTTGATAATCTTTTAACTTTTCGTTCATCTGGTAATTTTATCGCTTCTAAATTCTTAACTTCTACACTCATAAATCTTAAAAATTCATTATATGAAGTTTGGGTAGACCTCATTGCAGACTTTGATCTATTAATACTTACAATATTATTGAAAGCCTCTACCAAAGGAGATTTTAATGGAGTATCTTTTTTAGGTAGTGCCATGATATTATCCGTCTATGATGTTATAAACCATTCTAGAATATAATGTAAGGAAATTATCAGTATTGGACGATGATAAGAATGGGACACTTATCCCGCCATTACTCATAACAGGAGCTGGCACCGACTTATCTCCAATTTTTGCAGATTGTGTTTGTGGACTCGCCATATTCATTGGAGCAACAGTAACTTGTGTCTGTTGTTGTGGTGGTGGTTGAGCCACTGTTTGAGCAACTTGTTGAGCGGTCTGTTGTTGACCTGCTGCAGGAGTAACTCGTGAGGGGGGCTTGCCAGCAACAGTACCTGTTGGTTGAGTTCCTAAAGTTCCAACTTTACCAGTAAAGTTATAAAACCAATTACCACCAGATCTAAATTGAATATCCGCAGCATTTTGTTGACGACCTCCATAAAAGTTCTGAGCATTTTTAACATTTTGTCGTGATGCAGCCAGATATTTTGGATCATTTAATAGTGTAGCCGCAACATTCGCAGATCCACCACCAAATATTTGTTGAAGTTTATTTAACCCATCTGGCTCTGCGGCAACTTGTTGTAAATATTGAAATTTTTCTTGAGGAGTATTTCCAGGCAGTTTTGCAGCAATAGGCCCATATTTTGCAGCTGCATTCTTATCTTTACTTTTTCCAAAAATTGCAGCAGATATTGGTGAAAATTGATCATAACGAGATAAAACATCAGATAGACCTTTACCACTCGTGGCAGATCTATTTAACATAACTTGCATTGCATCGGCAGCATTTTCTGGAGATGAGGCTTCCATAGTTGCAACAAATGCTGCAAGTTTCTCATCTCCTGGGGCAGAACTTACTGCAGGACCAGAGGGTCCTCCTGGACCAGCTGGTCCTTGTTTTTTATCTTCCGATGCAGATGGTTTAGATGTGGATTTGCCTCCACTCGTTTGTGATTTTGGTTTATTATTACTAAGTGCATTTATCGCTGCAGAAAATCTATCTAAAATACTGTTAAATCTATCCAATAAAGAAGTTGGTACTGTACCTTCTGCCATTGGAGCGGCTTGAACGCCACCTCCAACATCCAACATTCCACTTACAACTTGAGAACCAAGTCCACCAGCTAATGCAGCACCTCCTAACATCATTCCTGGTCTGCGTCTTATTAGTCTGGAGATCGCACCCATTGGGCCTTTTCTGAGACTTCCTCCAGGAATATCAATGTCTAAATTGAGGCCGCCGCCACCCGATGTTGCTGCAGGTAAGTTTGAAAGTTGTTTTACTATTTTTATAATTGTCTGACGAATTATTTTTGCAATGTTAAAAGTTTCGGTGAATACATTTTGTAAAGCTTTTAAGTTATCTCCCAGCGTCCTTACATTTTTTCTGTTACCTAAGAATTGGATATAACCAATAGCTTGTTTATATAAGTTTAAGAAATTTTGTAAGATTGAATTTGGTCTTGCAGAATCAATCTTATCTAACCTTTCTTTATAATCTTGTTCTAAACCACCAATAGTTTTATTAACTATTTGAGTAACATTTTGATTTATTGATTGTACTCGATTTTCTACATTGTTTAGAATACTTGTAGATAGTGTTTGAATGATTCCCTGTAGGTCTGGTGGCCTTGCAGCAACTGCAGCAGCACCTCTCTGGAATCCTACAATTTTATTTGCAGCGGAAGCAACAACACCCTCTCCAAGAGGAGCTCCACCAGTAATAAAATTCTGAGCAGCCTCAGATGTAGTGCCTCTTTCTCTTGCAATAGTAGCTGGATTAAGTGGAGAACTAATTGCCACGGTTTGCTGCCTGTTGTGCCTTTAGGTTTTCTTCTTCAATATGAATTCTCAACAGGGTGAGATAAATATCTCTCTCCCAAGGCATCATGTTTTCAATCTCTGTCAAAGAGTATTTATGGAACTGCATGAGAGCGAAGTTAATACGGAAATATGACTCAAGATCAATATGAGCCATAATTAGCCGAAAAAACTTGTCAGACCCTCCAGAGTTACTTCATTTTCAACTTTGGTATTTGGATTGACTACTGTAAATGTATGAGAGAGTTTAGGCATTGTCTCAAAGAACTTCTCAATTTTTTTAAATTGATCAGCGTTCATACTTTCAATAAATTCAATCAATTCTTTCTTAGTTACATCTGCAGCAGCCCAGGCTTCTTCTTCAGTAAAGATTGATTCAATACACGAAGAAATAATATCAAAAGATTTTTCAATAGTGGATACTGACTCTTGAGTAGTAAAATCAAAGTTATTTTTGATAAATTGTTCTAAAGATGGATATTTCATCTTGATCACAATTTGATCATCAACTCTAATTTCTGTACTATGATCCGAATCTTTTTTAACTTTAATTTCATCAACATAGATTTTTACAGGAACTTCAGTAGTTCCATCATCCGAACAAGTAACTACAAGATCAATAGCTTCACCAACAGATTTTCCACGAACATTAAGGAAAATGTATTCAATATCAAAAGATGGCAATTCTTCTACCTTAACTCCCTTTGTGAGAATGCAGTCCTTAAGAACAGACTTGATAGCCAAAGTGATTTGTTTTACATCTTGACTTTCTAAAGCCAAAATCAAAACCTTTTCTTCTTTAACTAGAAATGGTCTGTACTTTATAATTTTTCCTGTAGATGGCAACTCAAGTTCAAAAGTTGGAGTCGCAATTTTTGGTAATGGCATATTAATGATGTAATCAGTTAAATTTATTTAGAGGGGTTTATATAGGGGGAAGCGTCAATTGCAGAATTAACTCCAAATGGTGGTGGAGTTGCTGTTGTGTATGTATTATTTCCAGTCCAAGAAACACTTGGAGTTGCAAGAGAAACTGTCTCTCCATTTTCACTTACAGGTTCATTTGCATATTGATTTTGTCCAGTTCCAAAATGATTTAATATTACATATCGATCATAATTAAAAGTCACAGTTGTTTTTGTAATTGTACTACCCTCATAAGTAACTGGTAATGCAGTTAAATTTGTTGGAAATGCATTAATAAATTTATAAGTTAACATGGAGGGTGTTCTTGTAACATCTTTAGTATTTGGATTTACGAAAATATCTCTTTCAAACTTTGTGATTGCTATGTCTCTTTTGTAAGTATCTGGATATCTAAATCTAAAAAATTGTTCATCATTAAATTGTCCTACGCCACCTCTAGGATTTGCTCTACTCAATCTACCCTCTTTATTATACAAAGGATTAATAAAATTCATCCATTCTTCAAATAGACGAATAATTCCATATTCAGCATCCACATAGAATGTCATAGTAATTTCTGGAAAATCTCTTCTAATTGGAAATCTTTCAATAACTCCTTGTCTACTTCCTGTTTCCTCTGCCATTGTTAGAGATGCACCTGGCAGAAAAGTTTCATTACACATAAACTCATAACGAAGACCACTTAAGTAAGTAGATCCTGCATCGGGCAAAAGTCCACCTAAAACTCCCGCAGTAACCAACCAAGCGTTGATGTCTGAATCGGAATTTCTATCAGGATAAGTATCTCCAAGATATAAAGTTACTTTAAATTGACTCGTAACGGATAGTTCACCAAATAAATCTCTTACACTAGGAAGAGCAGCCCGATCATCATTTGTATTTCTAGGCAGAGTCATCCTCGCATAGATTGGATCCACTCTGTACTGATTTGCGGGGAAGTCAGGCCTAAATGGTTCAGCCATCTATAAATATTACTTAAGGATCTATAGTATGTATATGAGTTATAAGGGAAAATACAGTCCAGAAAACCCCAGAAAATATAAAGGTGACCCCACAAATATTGTCTATCGTTCTTTGTGGGAAAGAAAATTCATGAGATATTGTGATTTAAACGAAAATGTGAACCAGTGGCAATCTGAAGAATTTTGGATTCCATATAAAAACCCTTTGGACAATAAAGTTCATAGATACTTCCCAGATTTTTTTGTTAAGTATAAAGACAAGAATGGAAATACACGAACAGTTATTATAGAAATAAAACCCAAGAAAGAAGTAGAGATGCCTGAACAAAATCCCAAAAGACGAACAAAAGCTTGGGCTTATAAAGTACAAACATGGGTTAAGAATCAAGCAAAATGGAAAGCAGCAAGAGAATATTGTGCTGATCGTAATTATGAATTCCGAATCATGACTGAAGAGGATCTGGGAATATGAGTTGGAGAGATGAACCCTATATTGATGGAAAGGGTTTTGGATATGATCTACTTAAACAAGTAAAGGGAAAAAATAAAAGTGGAGATTGGTTCTCTGGTCAACTCAGACAATATCTAGGAGAACTTGACCAATCTGATGTTAATCTTGAAGATACTGGTGGAATTGAAGTTGGACGAATGTATTTCTTCATTTATGGTGCAAGTACACAAGATCTTGGTTTCTTTGATAGACAACCTCTTGCATACATTACGGAGGTTAATTATAGTAAGAACTATTTTATCGGAATTAATTTACATTATCTCAACAGACAATATCGTGAAGGAATTGCAAAAGGCCTAATAAATAATGGCAGTACCGTAGGTGTACCTCGTAATACGATTCATCGTTACTTTTTTTCTGGAGTTGGTGGAGGATTTTTAAGAGTTCCAGAAAAAGATTGGCCCTCCGTTGCATTATTGCCCACTGAAAAATTTGTTGATATGAGAGGTCAACCTTTTCCCAATCATAAAGCCTGGAGCAAATCTTAAGTGGCGTATACTAATGTTAAACCATCATTAACCACTAAAAATGGGGTAGCGTATGATTTGCAATACGATCCCAACACCGGTAATGGTCAGATTATTCAACAAAATGCACCTCCAGGGACAAAACCAATTTATGAAAATGGAAAATGGAATGCTTCTGCAACTACATTGGGATTTACCTCTGCTGAACAAACACAAATTCATCAACAATCTATCGCATCAATACAGGCAGCTTATAATACTATAGGTGGAGTAAGTTCTGGAGCAAAACTTGGTCAATGGGCTTCTAAAAATTTTACAACAGGTCAACCAGGTCAGACATCTGTCACCCCTCAACAAGTAGCATCTGGAGATGGAAATACTAGTGGAAATGGACTTGCAAACGCGATAACATTTCTACAAAAACCCGCAGAATACTATAAAAATTTAAGTGTAAATGGAAATAATTTTGGCGTAGGTAACGAAAGAGAAATATTCGGTGGAGAAACAAAATATCCGATAGATTTAATGATACAACAACAAGATGTTTTTGTTATTTCTCAATTTCGTTACATTCCAACAAAAGCAGATGCAATATTTGGAGGAACAGCAGCTGCAGTTTCAACATTATTGAATGGACTTCAACAAGGTTCATCCATAGGTTCTTTAGAATCTGTCCTTGGAACTGTATTCTTGCCAATGCCCAACACTATTTCAGATAGTAATAATGTTGTTTGGGGTGATGATGCAATGGGAAATCTTTCAGCTGCAATTGCTGCACAAACAACAAGTCAGTTAGCTGCAGGTGGCGCAACTGCTTTAGCTGGTGCTGCAGCTGGCATGGTTCTTCCTGGATCTGAAGGTCTTCTTGGAAAAGCTTTATTAGCAAAGAATTTAGGCGAGTTGATTGCCAAAGGTGCTGGAGGCCAAGAACTAATAGGATTGTTGGGAAGTGAAGGAATATCTAGAATATTAAAGTTTCAAGGTTTGGGAGTAGAGGCAGAATCAATTCTTGCAAGAGGTGCTGGCATTGTTCCAAACTCAAATCTTGAATTATTATTCCAATCTCCAACTTTGAGAAAATTTACTTTTACATATAGATTATCTCCAAGAAGTGCAGAAGAAGCAAAATCTGTGAGAAAAATAATTAGATTTTTTAAACAAGGTATGGCCGCTAAGAAAATGAGAGGAAAGGCCGGAGCAGCTTCATTCTTTCTAGGTACTCCAAATGTTTTTAAGTTGGAATATAGAAGTGCAAACAGACCAATTGATGCAGTGAATAAATTTAAAACTTGTGCGTTGACATCGTTTAGTTGTAACTATACCCCAGATGGTTTATGGGCATCTTATGAAAAGGGTCAACCAGTTTCTACAATTATGAATATGTCTTTTGATGAATTGGAACCAATTTATGATACTGATTATCAAGGATTTGATGCAAATGGCAATTCTCAGATTATGGAAGGCAGAACTGATTTATCTCCAATAAGCAATAATTCAGTGGGGTACTAACATGGCATACTTTAGAGAACTACCAAATTTACAAATATTAAACAGAACAAAGAATCAAGTTTCAAATGATGAAACTTCTATTGTCAAAAACTTCTTTAAAAGAGCTAAACTTAGAGAAGATATTGGTTCTGTAGTATCTGCATTTGAATATTATATTATTACTGGAGATGAAAGACCAGAACAAGTTGCAGAGAAAGTTTATGGAGACCCTGAACTAGATTGGGTTATTTTGACTTGCAATAATATTATTAATGTTCAAGATCAATGGCCTCTAAACTTAGATTCGTTTAACAAATATATGTTAGACAAATATGGATCTGAAGATGCTTATAATGATGTTCATCATTATGAAACTATTTCTTATCTTGATTCATTTGGAAGAGAAGTTTTCCCAGGAGGATTAAAAGTTGACGAAACATTTTATAATTCTCCTGCATATGAAACTATAGAAGAAACTCCTCCAGGAATCACTCTTCCCCCAATTTATATTCCAGGAACTCAAGCAGTATTAACGCCAGTTGTTGGAATCGGATATTCCATCGTATCATTAAATGTTGTAAATCCAGGTCTAGGATATCAAGTAACTCCAACAGTTAACATATCTCCTCCACCAATTACAGCCAATGCTTCTGCAGCATGTACAATATCTCAGTTTAGAGTATCTGGAATTACAACTTTAAATGGTGGTCAAGGATATAATGCAGCTCCGACAGTGACATTTTCACCACCAATTACATCTGTTCAAGCAACAACAGATTGTGAATTGGGAGATGGGATTAACATTGATAGAGTTTCTTTCATAACAAACTTAGTAGGCGGAATTGGTTATGGATTAACTGCTCCTACAGTAACATTCTCAGATTCACCTAGAGTTGTTTATGGTACTTACAATAATCAATCAACTGGTTCAGTTGGAAATGATGTGGAGGGATTTTATTTTAAGTCTGACGGAACAAGATTATATACCGCAAGTTTCACTGGGGCAAATCAAATTAAACAATACAATCTGAGCGAGTCTTGGAAAGTATCTACCATTTCTTTAGGCAATGAATTAAATGTTAGTGCTGATTTTTCATATACAACTGGTGTTGAATTTAAACCAGATGGAACTTTAATGTATGTAACTGGTGGAGTTGGAGTTAATTATAAAATCATTACCTATGAATTATCTACTGCATGGGATATTTCTTCAGCTACAAAGTTAAACGAAATTACCTTGGCATCTCCTGGTGGAATCCGATTTAAACCCGATGGAACTTCGGTATTTGTTTTAGATTTTTCAAATCCAGATGTAATTAAAGAATTTACTCTTAGTGGAGAGTGGAATCTTCTTACGAGAAGTGGATCTGCAATTCGTACTTTAAATATCACAACACCTACTGGTGATAATGATATTCTTGGATTTAGTTTCAATTCTGATGGAACCAAGTTATTTGCAACCAGTGAGTCTACTTCCAGTGTATATGAATTTAATTTGGATTCTTGGCAAATAGATACTGCTGTTCTTTCGTATTCTTTCTTCGTTGGTGATAGACTTTCATCTCCTGCTGATATTTTTGTCAAATTAGATAAAGAAAAATTTGTTGTTGCTGGAGGTCCACTCGATAGAATTTTTGAATATAAAATTACTTCCACAGCACAGGGAGTAGCTCAACTTACAAATGGATCTGTATCAAATATTATCATTACTCAGCCAGGATTAGCTTACACAGAAGCACCAGTAGTGACAATAGCTTCTCCATATCCTGCAGTAACAGCAGAAGGAATTGCAAATATAACCAGTGGTATCGTCACAAGTATTACAATTACAAACACAGGTTTTGGATACACTACTGCACCAACAGTGACTATTGAGGATGCTCCAATATCTAGAGAAGCTGTCATAACTGTTGAAATTTCACAGACAGGAATTTCAACATATACTATATTCGATGGAGGATTGAATTATGTTAATAACCCTACGATTACATTAGATGTACCGGATGAAATATTAAATGTAGAAGTTAATGAAACTTATTCACAAAATTTAAGAACTTGGAGATGGACTGGAACTGTATGGCAAGAAAAAATTACAGAAGAATTTCAGTATTTTGATCCAAATACAAATTCAATTGTTAAACTTCCTGGATCAGTTTTATCAAAACCAGTTACAAACTATGAATATGAAAATAACCTGAATGAAGAAAAGCGTAAACTTTTCATTATTAAGCCTGCATATCTATCCACAATAATAACAGACCTCAGAAATATTATGAGTTATAATGAAGACGGTCCTAATTACATCAATGATAAATTAAAGAAAACTTACAACGAAAAAGTAATGGGTATATAAAAAAGGAGGGTTTTACCCCTCCTTTTAGTTTATCAGGACTCAGCGAGTTTCTGGAAGTAACTCAGAGCATCATCTGCATCTTCATCATCTTCTTCCTGAACTGCAGGACGAGCAATCTCAAAGGAAGGAGTGGAACGCTTCGGGGCAGATTCACCACGGCGTTCTGCTTCCCACTGTTCATCCTCTTCCACAGTCTCAGGATCCTGTCGTGCGGGAGCTTTTGCACCCAGAACATAATCTAGACGCTTCTTCAGTTCATCATAGGACTTGAAGTTTGATGCAGCACTGAACTCATTCAGATCGTTCAGATTCTTGTAGATGCGTTCCAGTTTGTCGTCATCATCCAGAAGAGCAGAAGGCTTGTCAAACTCAGACTTATCGTAGTTCCAGTAACCTTCAACCTTACGAATCTTCAGTTTGAAGTTAGCACCAGTCCAGAAGTCAAAAGGATTGACGGCTTCTTCATCTGCAAACTGTGGTTGCATCGCTTCGGTAATCTTATCATAGATCTTCTTACCGAACTTGTAGAGGAATACACGACCCTCATTCTCGGGATGTGCAGGATCACTCACCACATAGATGTTAGCGTAGTAGGAGAGTTTGCGTTTCTGTTTCCGAGCAATCTCCTTATCACGATCAGATCCAGAGTTCCACAGAACACGATTGTGTTCGGACACAGGATCTTTCTGTCCCAGAGTTGTCAGAGAGTTTTCGATGTACCAACCACCAGGGCCTTGGAATGCATGACTCCAAACTTGGGCCCAAGGAAGTTCACATCCTTCGGGTGCAGGGAGGAATCGGATGACTGCATAACCATTTCCGGCTTTGTCTACTTCAGGTTTCCAGAAACGATCATCAGCTCCACCTTCTCCACTATTCAGTTTTTCGACTTGTTTGATCAGTTTTTCAGTCAGTGAACCAGCACGAGACTGTTTCTTGAGATCAGCAAAAGACATTTGTATTCTCCGTATTGAGTGTATTTGGCCTTTGGGACGACTTTATCTTACACGGGGTAGGAAGGGATGTCAAGCCCTAGTCTTTAGGAAGTTCTTCGGGATTTTCGATTTGAAGTTCAAAAAGAAGTGGGTGACACATTTCGTCAATCAAATAATTGGACCAACGATACATGTCTTCAGATGTATATTCGTAATTATTTTCGGCTTCTATTTGAATATAAGGATCTTGTTGCATGATTAATGGAATATCATCAAAGGTAAATGGTATTCCATTAATAAAATACATATCTACAATCTCACCATTGTGGTAGCAATATGAGGAGGTGATCTTGTAGTGGTACGACATCTTACATATCTGCAATTTTATCTAGACGGGACAGAGTGTTTTCCATCTCTGTGAATAGTTCATTAACATTGTTTCCATCAAATCCCAAAAACTTGGCAGCATCTTGAATTCTTTCTTTCATTTCAAGTGCTTCTGGGTCATCAGATAATGAGAGACGGAAATAAAGGTTCTTCTGTTTCTCTAGAAAAGTTCTCATGAGTTCCACATGTTCCTTCTTTTCTTCCCTACTCATAATAGGGGCTTTGAAGGTATCTTGAATAATTTGTTGTTGAAGTTCTTCCATCTCTTTGATGGCTTCCCTTACAATCTCGGATTGAAAAAATCCACTCACAATACGATCTCCTTTAGTGTCTGTGTGTACTTTTCCTTATCAATATTTAGGAAGGACTTGTATTTTTTTATACGCAAACTGACGGATTCCCACACTGGGTCCAGTAATTTCTTATCAAAATTCTTTGAGAAATTAAGAATCATATCCATGATCACAAAGGTCTCTATGGATACGGCGTTTTGTAAATATTTTTTGAGAATTTCTGGATGAGATGAACCTTTGATTTCAAACAACGAATCAAAAGTATCTTTATGAAGAAACACTTCCGCCTCTGTTTTGAAGAGATAAAAGAGGCTTTGTGATCTTTTTAACCAGTTTGCGTAATTCTTTTCACCTGACTCAATAATTTCACCGATCCAAAGTTTTGAAGGATCATCACATTCTACAAAATTAGCCAAGAAATATTGACGGATTTCATCATCAGACTTCTGACGAGACATGCGTTCAAAAAAGTAACGATCTTTTCTTTTGTTGAACGATTCTTTGGAAGCTCGTGACTTCCCACAATATTGAAAGTAATCGTAGTTTGGTTTAGTGAAATGATTCTTGAATGCCAGGTATGTTTTGTATACCTCTATTGGCGTCATCAGAACATCAGTTTAGCACGACTTGTTTTCTTTAGAAAGTTAAGTTGAGTTGCCTCACATTTAATCTTTTCTTTCAGTGGTTTTGAAATCAGTTTAGATACTGATTCAAATTCAATACCATTTTCTTCACAATATGTGACAATAGCTTCAATATAATTGATTTTAGATGTAGCTACCAGATATTCAATGTCCTGAGCAAACTTGGACTGACAAAGAAATTTTTCTTTTATAAGTGAATTTACTTCCTCAGTTGTGTTCTGCATAGGTTTCTGTTTTGTATGTGACAAATTCTCTAATGTATTTGGTAAGAAGTTTAATATAGTAACCCTTGTTTCTTTTTTCATAGACGAAGCATTCTCCATTGTCAGCAACCATAATAGTAATCAGTTTTTGGACTGGAATACCAGTCATTTCATAATACATGCAAGCATATGCTGTTTCCTGGACAAAATAATTTTCAATCCATTCCTCAGGTTTAATTTTTTTTGAAGTCTTGAAGTCAATAACTGCGAGCTCTCCCTCGTACTCAGCGATGCAATCTACTCTGCCCGCAAGTCCCAAGTAGTCACTATAAAGTGACTTTTCTAAAGCATGTATATTATTTATACGATCTAGATAAGGTTTTGCCGCAAGAAAGAGAAACTTTGTTACAGGGAGAGGATTATACTTATCAATATCCTCATTTAACAAATACTTCTCAACAATATCATGAAACTTGGTTCCACGATCTGTAGCAACCTTGGTAATCTTATTGGCTTCTTCCTCACCAACTTTCTTACGCCAGTCAATAAATTTCTGTCTACCATAAAAACTGGTCACAGAAGTGATAGAAGGGTATAACTTACCAGAAGGGGTACGATAGAATCTCGTACCCTCAATATTTTCGGATTGTAAATCAACCTCTTCTTTCAAATAATCTAAATGAACAAACATTACATACCTAAAGCCAATTTAGCAACAATATAGTTTTTGACAAGTCCAGAACGAACAATATCATCAACTCCAAATTCTACCATGGAAAAATCATATTCCATTGCACGAATAATTTTCATAAAATCAAGAATCCCATTCTTTTCATGGGTTTTAACAAGATCTGATTGAGTAGCATCACCACAAAATACGATCTTACTATTTTCACCAATACGAGTAATTATACTATCTAATTCGTGAAAGTTCAAGTTTTGCATCTCATCGACCAATACAATTGCGTTGTCGAGAGTAGTGCCACGAATAAAACTAGTTGACCAGAATGAAATAGTTTCCTGAGCTTTGAGGTTTCCATAGAGCATTTCAAAGTCAGCATCAGTAGGTAGCTCAAACATGTACTTACACATGTTCTTGTAAGGAATCTGATAGAGAGAGGACTTATCCTCATGATCTCCAGGAAGGAATCCAATCTCACGAGTAGATACAAGAGACCTTACAATGTAAACCTTTTCATATGGAGTCCTATCATCTAGAACATCTTTGAGTGCAAGATAAAGTCCAACGAATGTTTTACCTGTACCTGCAGCACCATAGGCAAAAACATTTTTACCTTTCTTATACTCATCAAAAAAGATTTTTTGATTATCAGTCAACGGAGAGATATCCGTCATCAAGTCAGAGTTGATTGGTTTTTTACGACGCATTTGTTTTGCGCTCATACCAATACCGATGTTGCTGTTGCCGTTGGCAGATTTTCTTGATCTTGGCATACTAGATTTTCTTTACACGAGAACCAGGTGCTTTTCCGGCTTTAGTGAGAACATCATTCCAGCCTGGATTTCTGGAGATGAGTTTGTCTTTCCACTCGCCAACTTCACCCGAACCAGGACAGGTAGATGGATCGCTCCAATCTCTATCCCAATCTGGGTTATCTTGCTTCCACTGACTCCAGGCGTGGACACTCATTTCCACTTCTTTCTGTTCGCCAGTGATTTTGTTTATAACAGGATAGGTCGCCATTTAAGTAATAAAATTCAATTATGATTTATTTATTGAGTAATTTTGTGTGCAATATAATTTTGATCTGATACTTGTTGTATATCCCATTTTATCACAGGTTCCATATAATAACTACTTCCTTCGGTTAGTTTAAACTTCTTGTGATTAGTTCTATTATGTTTTTCTAGAAGAAGTTTATGTACAACATTATCATCATCTACATTATTATATTTTTTAATATGTTCTCTAATTGTGTTTTCTATGTTAGGAATTTCTGCATAGGCTTGAAAATTTTCAACTCTTTTTTTAGCTAAATGTGGCAAAGAAAACAAAGTGTTTAATCCAAATTTAATTTCTACATGATTTAATCCTAAAAGAAGTATTCTTTCATATATTTCGGTATCTTCCCAAGCGGCATAGTAATTCATATTTTCATTATAACCACCAACCTTCATATAGTTTTCTTTTGTAATATACAAAGTACCCCAGAGAGCTTTGAAAAACATATGTTTTTGGTATTTTGCTGCATTTGAAGGATCTTTTTCTCCATTCAAATTCCAAGATTCATCTGTACCAGTTAAAAATGACTTATTATCAATCTTATGATGATCAAAAAAATTAAAATATGGATTCATAACAGTATCCGAATCCAATTTTAAAATGTATTCATTTTTTACTAAAGATGCAGCCAAATTTAATGGTTGAGGTTGATTGAAATAAGGTTCATTTGGAACCGTGATAACTTTAATTCTGGGATCCAATTTAATCAAATGATCAATTGGATCATCAGAATTCCAATCGGTTACGATAATCTCATCTACTTCATCGAACTGAATCCATGAAGATATAGACACTGATAGGGCTTTACCTCTATTTTTACATGCGGATATTATAGAAACAGACATTTTATTGGCTAATTTCAAGTTCAGAGTAATCTAATTTTTGAAGTTCTTCTGGTTTAATTTCTTTTGTCAAGAATTTTCCATCTTCATTATATTCTACAATATAATTATCCTCGGTTGTATCTACAATTGTGCATGTAGTCCAAGCTTCGTCTTTTGATACTGCTTTAGTTTGGTAGTACATGTTACCTCCTTAAGGGGCATTGGTATATATCACCACTCCAGAGCTTCTGCAACTGAAGGAAATTGTTCTTTAAAAACTTCTCTACAAGAGAGGGCAATGTCCATATGTTCTTTCTGAGTTCCATGTGCAGAACGAAGATTGATATAATGAATCCAAGAACGACAAGAGCCCGTCATGTAGATACGAGTGGGAGTTGCGAGAGGAAGCACAAAACGAGCACACTCCTTAGCAACACCTTGACTCAGAAGATAGTTATAGACATCCTGAGCGTCCCTGAAGAGGTCTTGAATCATCTTATTCATCACGAATACATTCTCTTCCTCCAGGTCATTAATCGAGTTCTGGCGGTTCTTGGTGTCCTGCCTACGCAGTTCTGGCACAGGAATATCAGTGCTCAAAAGATTTGTGTCTGCATACCGTTGTGAAAATTCTTGAAATGTAAACGAACGGTGTCGAAGGATCTGGGCTGCGATACCACGATTAGTTTCAATCTCAAGAGTCATAGAAGACTGTTCAAAAACAGACCAATGATTATGCTTAATACAATAAGCAAGCAACTTGGCATAGTTTTCGTTGTCTTGATTCGCAGGATTAGAAACTCGCGCAATATACGCCATTGTTTTTTCTGCATCTGGAGTAATAGAAATAAGTTTTACAGTCATTTAATTCCTCAGTCAGGGTATCCATCGTCATCGAAGACCTCATCATAATCGGAGATGTGGCCTGCGGGTTTAGGGGTTGGTTTATAAGAATCTGGATCAGAATAAATTTCTGATTTAAGACATTCTACAAGTGACTCCAGATTTCTTACAATTAATTTAAGTCTTTCTCTGTCCATGATTATGCATAATCTTTTACTATTTTACTACAAAAAAAGGGAGGTGTAAACCTCCCCGATGATTTCATTTATACAACCATTGAATATAAAAAGACAATAACATCGTAGTTAAAGCAATCGCAGCAGTAGATGAGACTATAACTTGTGCGATGGAAGACATCATTTTGCTCCTACTAGTTGTGCTAGTTGTGCTTGGTGACGACGCTCTTCTTTTTGTTTTTGGTCTTTAATAAGTTGTAGGAAGTTAAGTTTCTTCATTTGCCCCCCTCCCAATTCCAGTTGTTGCATGGACGATATGCGGTTCCACGATATACATTCTGTGGATGGGATGGAGCATGAGTTTCAGAATACCAGTGTTGATATTCTTGCTTAGGGGCGTCAGTATTATACTTGCACCCTCTATAGGTTGCTTGTGACATTAGGTTTTCTCCTTAGTTTTTGAGGTTAAAGAGCGTTCCTTCAGTCGGCTTTTGCGTCTATGAAATTACAAGTCCTTGGAGATCCCTCTTTGAAAATCTGAATGAGTTCAGATCTTGCAGGCTCATCCATTTTCAATTTTACATTATTAATGAGTTTTTGAGCCTCAATACAAGTCCAGAGAATTGTTTCCATAGATGAACGATCCGTTCCGAGTCGGCTTACTTCCGTCCTATTAAATTGTTTAGCACTTAAGTCTCACAACATCCTTTCGGAGTTCTGAAAGCAGTCGGTCTTCTCTTCTTTGGTCTACTACATCGTCGTTTTTAACGATGTCCATTAGTTCCCACGCTGCGTCGCAACTTATCGTAACTTGATTAGTTTGGGCAAGTTGTGGCGTAGAAATAGAAAGAAGTGGAACCCATGCTAAAAGCAAAAGTGCTTTAGTCATAGGATGAACGATAGGAGATTAGTATACTCCCATTCATCCTATATAGTCAACCATTTTTGTAACTTTTGTTACCAAATTAAGAAGGATTCAATGCAAAATCCAAAGCTCTTTTGGCAGTTGAAATCAATCGGTACTTTCTCTTATCTTTTGCATAAGGTATAGAAAGAGAAAATCCCAGAAGATCTCCCTCAGGATCATCTGGGATTCCTACTGGTTGCACAAAAAATATTCCTGCATGTGCAACACATTTCCAACCAATATCTACGAATCCTAAATCTCTCAACGCACATTCTAGTTTGAGAGAATAACACCCGTCCTCTAGAGTCATGTACGGAAAACCGAACTATGACTTATTTAGAGTTGATTCTAGCCTCTAACTCGTTGATACGACTGAACTCAGCATAAGCCTGTTCAGATCTCTCATGAAGAATGTCCATGAGATCATCATAAATCACATCAATGTCCACATAGTCATTGAAGTAAGTTTCAAGGGCTTCCCGAAGGTATCTCTTACGATTCCATTCTGGAGAATAGGGTTTGTATTCCATGATAAGGGTGATATATAATCCGATTATAGACTAGTTATTGTTGTTCGTCAAGCTCTCTAAGGTAGTCTATCCACCACTGAGGATCTTTCTGCATTTTCCAATTCGGAACTTCTTTTCCTTGTTCAAAATACCATTTCCAAATGGCTTCATCAATAATCTCAGCAATTTCAGTCTGTCTCATTCTCTTCATCAGTGTCTCCATATGGGTTTTCCACATAGGGTCCGTGTTCTCGTTTGGAATCTTCTCGGACATAATTGACTTCTGATACGCTAGAGGACAACCAGACAGATACTTTCATTATAACATAGATTATCGCAAGTGGCAGAAAACATAAAGATACAATAAGTGCATGTTTCATTCTTCTATCTCAAAACATTTTTCAAACTTATCTCTCAACTCATTCAGTTTTGTCTGTTCTTGAAACTCCATGATATGTGCGTGTATTTCTTTCTCTTCTTCAGTAAGTTTCATACGATATTTTTGTTTAATATCAATCAATCGCACCATATCCATATAATGCTCTGGACTTTTATTAACAAACTCTTCGTAGGTCAATCTCTTTGCCTCCAGTCGTCTGGTTTATCTTCAGTCCACCAGTCAACCATATCATCTACACTATCAAATCCACGCTTACCAAAACGATCAAATCCTGTACCACCAATATCAAGTTGGTTCAAAAAATCATCCATATCACCTTCTTGCATCGTAGGATTCTCTGCAGTCCTTCTTGCTTGACGAAGTATAGTGCCAGCAGTTCTATTTGCCTTTGCAAGTTTCTCTGCCCAAATCATATCTTCCAAACTCACCTCTTCATGCTTGGCAATCTTGTTGCAAATACCTTCCAAGCGTAGGCGATATTGTGTAGAGAGCATGTGCAATCTCCATATAGGAATATTTAGAACTTATTTTAACATTAAAAATATAGTTTAACAACTTCACTGTTAGGATCCACATAAAAATGACCTTGAAAAGTGATTCTATGTTCACCTTTCTTTAGTGAAAATGGGCCAATTCTGTGTGGAATCATTCCATGCCAAAAATGTAGAGTCCCATATTCATAATAAACTTTCTCAGATTTATCATCTAAAACAATATCCAAATAAGGAGGAGTTTCTGGAGATTCAATAAGAAGAACAAAAGATCTTATATTATTTTCATCTATGTCTGGATAATAATCTAGAATTCCACTATCTTGATGAACAATATACTGTGCGTTTTCTATTTCATATTCACCAAAAACATGAAATCCTGGCACAGGTAAAGTCCTATCAAATTCAACTTTTTCAACTTTAAAGGTTTCTTTTATTTTTTGAAAAAGTCTGTCATACAACCAATCAAATGTATTAATAAGTTTATTTCTTAGTTCCCAATTTATTTCTTCCCTTCTACCATCTTGACCCTTTGTGTGAATCAGATATATTGCATCACCCAATACATGTTGTATTTTATCTTTATCCTGCAAAAAATTTCTATAACCCTCATACCTATCGTACTCAGAAATTGGTTTCCAATCGGATTTAAGAGAATGAACCTTATCTTTTAACTGTGTAATTTCTGACTCAGATACAAAGTTTTTTACATCATGTACAAATGAACTCATCTTTCAATATAACTTAAAGTATGATTTGTTGCATATAGTTGTTCAATTATCATATCACAACCTATCTTAGGATCGCAATCTCCACATGTATAAACATCACAAGCAGCTTTACCATCTTCAGGCCATGTATGAATACTTATGTGACTTTCAGATAACAAACATAAAACGGTAACTCCTTGTGGATCAAACTTTTTAAAGATGGTTTGACATACAGTTGCCCCACTTGCAGCTGCGGCTTGTTCTAAGAGTTCCATAAGATAATGCTCATCGTTTAATAAAACGAATGAGCATCCAAAGAGATTTAGAAGATAGTGTTTTCCCATTTATGCAGGATTATCCTCCTGATCCTTAAGTAAACGACTTACGATTTGTTCCCTTCCGTCCATCATGGCTACTGTGTAAATAGAAGATCTCATGTATCTTTTGATTTTCTTATACTGTTTTTTAACTTCTTTAAGAGCATCAAGATTCATCTCAATGTTCATATCACCAGAGACTACTTTTTTTTCTTGTCCGTCTTCGATTGATAACCCCAAGTTTTCGGATTGATCGTTCCCTCTGTCCATTTAATACCTCTCACATCTCTGTATTTGTCCCAGTAATAATTAAAAATATCAATTTGTGATCCTGCTTGAACCACATCATATTGTGTTTCATCATCGACGCCATAAGATACCAAGTATGAATTTCTTGGTAGATCTCGGTTTTTGGCTGCCGAGGGATCACAATCTCCATGAATGATGTTCACAGACATATCAAGAACGATTCCCCCATTGGATATCGGGATACGCCTCAGAAACAAGTTCTTTGGTGATATTATATTTAGTTTGCAACTTTTTGTCCTTTACAAGACATAACACTTCAGCCTCACCAGGATGAAAGGACTCAAGCATATTGATAAACATCGTTTCTTTACGAAGTCTGTTCATCGCATCATTACCACCTTTCACGAAGTTATAGAACTTACTCCATTCTTTACGAATGTTTGAAGATGGGGATTTCTCAGCGTTCTCATTTTCCTGAATGGGAACTTCACCCTCAGGAAGAACAGACACAATGGAATCATCAAAGTTCCAGATCAACAGGGACTTAAGGAAATTCTCATTGTATTGTTGAAGAATACCAATCTTCTTATCCTTAGTTCTTTCTGCAACTACTGCTGCAAAAATTTCATGAACATAAGAAGTTGGCGTCAGTTGAATTTTTTCTACAACTGGTTTTGCTGCGGGTTTACTAGTAGTAGTCTTTTTTGCGGCGGTAGAACTCTTTCTACTACTCGTCGTCTTCTTCGTCGTAGTCGTCATAGCTATTTTCAAATCGTACTGCAATTACTTCATCTGGGATAAGATTCCCATGATCGTCAAACATTTCTGGATGCGCGAATACTTGTTGCGGAGTGGAGAAAACTACATGTTCTTTCCATAACCATCCAACTATACCACCAACAATCAAGAACATGAAAGATACCATGCAAAAGATGGCAACTAATGGTGCTGTCATGGATCTGCCTCCGAGAGATTTACTTCTTTTTTATATCCAATGAAAATTCAAAATAGATGTTTATCTCTCGTCTGAAGAGAGAAACCATCTTACCAAAACTAAGTTGAAATGTTTTTGGTTCTTCAGGTTTTCTCCTCCTTTTTCTTAACAATAATTCCACACCTCTATTTATGTGTAGCTCATTAGGCTTACCCATAAATTAGATGAGTGAAAGTTCCTTTAGATACTGGATAGTATCAGTACAACCACCCAGATGTTTTTCATCAACTACAACTTGTGGAAAAGTAGAACCTTCTCCAAACTCAGCATAAAACTCCTTTCTAGTAAAGTCTTCATCTAAAGTATAGACGACAAATTCTTTACCACAAAGTTCTAATACTTTTTTAACTTTAAAACAATAAGGACACTCTGGTTTAGAATAAACAATAAATCTCATTGCATTTCGTTTTGTTGTAGTTCGTAATATTTAGAGTTATATTTCATACTCGTTTGTGTAATCATACACCATGTATAATAATAAGTCAATATCACTCGTCCATCGGATGACCAGTTCGCCAAACCTTCGTGTCAGGGGGATCACACTTTGCATCCCAAGATCGTACAAGCAACTCAGTGAACAGCTCCATTTTTTCTGGATGAACTGCTGCAGGATTTTCGTTAATAGCCTCTTTCAAAGCAACAAGTTCCTTCCATTCTTCATCTGTAAGGGGTTTGACACTGGATTGCGAATAGGTCATTAGATCTCCTGTTGATTGTGTTCAAATTCTAACACAATCTTATATGACTATCTATAAACTTAATATTCTCTTTGGGATTGCGAAACACTTTGTTACAATCAAATGTTTCCCTTTTCAATTTCTTTTTGGAGGAAATCTTCATATTCTTTTTCAAAATATCGAAGATGTTGTTGCATAATTGTCATACCAGTGACATTACCAGTATATAAAGTGGAGTTGTAGTGGCAAGATGTCCAAGTCAAAGCCAAATAATGATACAAATCTGGATATTCTTCTTTGTGTTGAGAAACTAAATCAAAAAGATCTTTAAGCATTTCCCGTGACATCATCCTTGGAGTTTTTTTAGGTGTCGTATCTTCCATTTTCTTTGGTTCTACATTTGAATCTGGGGTGAATCATTGGTTCAAACTGGTGATTTACTACTCTAGCCCACTGATGTCCAAAAATTCTGTGTCTAGACATACCACCAACGGATGCCCATATTTTACCACGCTTTTCGGATCCGACAACAACTTTTGTTATATCTTCATTATTATAGTATACATCACCAAATTCAGGGTCACAGGGAAAACAAGAAACAATCTCACCTTCACGAAATAAATTACTTGTTTGTACATGTTTCATGAATATGTGGTAATACTTCATGAAAAAATAAGTTGGCCTAGTTGTTGGATGCAACAACCAATCCATAGTGTAAATTACATCACTATCTAATACGAATTCTCTAAACCACTTTAGTTCTTGTCGTATATAATCTAAGTCAATATGATATTCTGGTAATGGAGAAAGTGTAGCAAATAATGTATGAATTTCGTCCAAAGCAAATTCATACGATGTTCTACGCATTACTCTAAAAACAGTATTATCAAATCTGTAGTCTATCCACCTACGAGAATAATTTAATTCATTCTCATCGAAGTATTCTTGAACTAGATCTTCAATTTGTTTTCCAGAAATTTCGTAATACTCTCTGTGTTTTCTGTTCTTAAACCTACGATACCAACTCATTCTCGGTTTTCCAAAAACTTATCAAGGGAATCAAGATCATCTTGCAGTTCTTTTTCTCTTTTCTTATCGTGATAATAAGACCAGAGAGCATTATGAACATCCATAAGTTCACTTACCCAGAAACCAGCAGGATAAACTCCAAGTGCATCTTGAAGACCACGATGACTGATTCCCTCACTTTCTGCCTTACACATAATGTAACAGATTGCTTGGATCATATCAATCTTATCAGACTCAGAAAGCATAAAATACTTTCCTACTGATCGTTCTAGACCTTCTTGATGGGACTTTTGCATCTCTTTGAATGTATCGGAATCCCACCATTCTTGTAGTGCTTTACCAAATTCATTAGGTTCAGTCATAGTGATACTGTTTCCACTCCTCTACATTAGTTTTTTCGAGATCAAAAATCATTTTATTTACAGGAGCTCTTGGTTTTCTTGCAAGTTTCATTCCAGTATGTTCTAAAAGCATACTGCCTTTTTTGGTATTGCATGAACTACACGCAACGACTAAGTTTTCCCAAGTATCTTCTCCACCTCTTGAACGAGGAAGAACATGATCTATGGTTAGCTTAGACCTAGCACCACAATATTGGCAAGTATGATTATCCCTCTTGTAGATCATAGATCTAGAAGGAGTAATGTTCATAATCTTAGACAATGGCAACTTTACATAATCCAAAAGTCGGATGACTCTACTTGAGAGAACTTGAGCTTTTTCTTTCAAGAGAAGAACAATTGCTCTTTTCCAGTTTGTAAAATTGATTGGTTCATAACTAGAATTTAAAACCAATATTGTCTTGTAGGGTTCTATTGGTAACTCATGCATGGGGGTTTCTTATGAGCTATGATTATCTATATTCATAATTACTCCCACCTAAAATCAAAATTTACTGTTGTCCTTTCTCCAATAGATTGGGGTAAAGTTCCATGAATTATCCAACTAGGAAATATCAATATCATTTTTTCTTCAGGAACAAATCTAGGCATTCTTTGATATGTACTAGAAAATAAATCATATTCATCACAATTTAAAATAAAATAAATTGGACCATTATCTATAGGAGATTCATAATTAAGAGTTTTAGTGTATATTACCATTGAAATACAATTTAATCCATGTTCATGTGGAGTGTGATAACTTCCTTCCTTTCCGCTCACAGTCCATGCAGTACTGACTGATAGTTTATCCAAACGATCAGTAAATTTTTCATGGTGTTTAAGATATTTTGCAATTAGATTTTCATATTTCTTTTTTATCTTTTCCCAAGATTTTGGAATTTTCAAATTATGATCACAGTTCCAATAAGGAGATGGATTAAAAAAAATTCTTTGGCAAGAACCAGCCATTGCCGTTGTAAATTCACTATAATCTTTTGGATCAGCTTGATCTATCAATTGATTCAAGTCATCAATGTCGTCAAGTTTATCAACTATGATCCAATTATTTTTATATTGTATTAGTTTACTATTTTCTACGGTCATTATTTCCCCCATCAAGATCCAAAAGGACCCCAACGACCCCGTTTAGAGTCATCATCACCATTCATTCTTTCTTCCAACTTGTCAATGAGTTTATCTGCAGAAATAAGATTATCAATATCCATAATCATTTCAGCAATATGTTTACCAACAAATGGTTTCTCCTGACGGGCTGCATAAGCCAGTGCATTACGCAAAGCAGCTTCAGCTTCTCTCAAACTAGTTTCTACAGATTCAGATAGTGCCATGATTAAAAAATAGGGTTTGATCGTTTTTGTTGAAATTCTTCTACAATTTCTAGAATTCGTCTAGAGGTTTTCTTTGCTGCATCTTCATTCCAACTTTCATTGGAAAGATTCAGACTATAAATTTCATTTGAAATTGCATCAATCAGTTTATCGTAATTAGTCATTTTTTTGAATTATATAACAAGTTGTGGTAACGAAGAATCTCTGGGTTTTCTAAGTCTTTACAACGAGGATAATAGATACCATCCTTATAGCAGGCATCTTTAGGATCTTGTTTGTCATATTTTAGCACAACATCAGGAGGTTGTCTAAAATTGCAGAGTTCTCCTTGTTTTGTCATAAAGTTTTCAAAACAAAGTCCAGCAACAAATGGGGCAAGAAATTGAAGTGTATACATCAACACTCATCCATTCTAATTGCCTTAGGAACTTTTTTAAGGAGAGCAGATCCATCTCCCTGATCAATCCATTCAACTTCATCACCTTCCTTCAGGTTTGCTGCCTCCAGCAAATCATCAGGGAATGTTACGCAGTAAATATCTTCATCAGTGTCTTCATCTCTGACTTCTTCAACAGGAAGAACCCACTTCTTTACTTTGTCTTCTTTTACGACAATCTTTTCTGTAGATCCCACTTTGCGTTTGGTTACGGTCTTACCACCATCGGGAGACTCGTAAATCCATCCACCTTCATACTTCAGACGAGTTGGATCATTTCTAGACACTTCCGGGTCTGGTGTCCACTCATATCCACCGGCTTGACGAATTGCTTCAATTTCTTCGGACAACCTTGAATCATATTCTTCTGGATAATAGTTTTCCTCCCAGAAGTCATTCCATGCACCTTGGCATTCTGGAGATGGATCATCTTTATCACAAGAAAGAGGAAACTTTTCACCAGTTGCCGTATATTCATACTTTTTATTATTGGCAATTTGATACTCAAGGTCACTATGTCCCCAAGGACGCATACCATCATCTATTTTTCCTTCATAATATTTTTTTTCTGCAAGAACAGTCTCTTTCCAAGCCTTTTTGAAATTTACATCAAATTCTTCAAGGTAATAACCAAGGAATTCATACGCAGCATTAGCCATGGCTTCTGCTCTATCATAATCGCGGTTTTGAATTGACTCGGATACAATATCAATCATTTCACGGGCAGAACAAATCTTGGATGTTACCTCCTCAAGATCATTCATCACTTCCCATGTTTTGTTTGTGGAACTCATTGGTAATTTCCTCTAAGAAATTTTGTTTTTCAACCGTTTCCTCTATAATACTCTTGATTTGATCATCTGTCAACCCATTCATCCAAGACCATCGTTCATCTTTAGGATCCCACTCAAAGGCAAAAGATCCATCAGAATTTTCAATGATGTTTAGACCAGATTCGTGTAATTTTGTTTCGCTCATTTATCTACTAAGTAATTGTTGCGTTTCTTCAAACCAAAGATAATCTAAAGACGAATTATTTAGAGTGTCCAGTGCATCTCTTGGTGTTTCTACTAAGGGTTCTCCAGTCAAGTTAAAACTAGTATTCAAAAGTATTCCATGTCCAGATAACTTCTTAAATTCTTGTAAAAGTTCATACAAATAACCGTCCGAGACAGTCTGAATTCTGCATGTATTATCTACATGAGTTATTCCAGATAACATTTTAACATACTTTTCTCTTACTGGAAAACATATAGTCATAAATGGACTCGATTTAATCCTACCCATATCAAAGTAAATATTCGCATCTTCTTCCAATACTACACAAGCAAAAGGTCTATACCATTCTCTTTTTTTAATTATGTTTACTATGTCTTTCGCATCTGGATTTAATGCATTAAAAAGTATAGAACGATTTCCAAGTGCTCTTTGGCCCGCCTCTGCAAAACCACTATAAACCGCAATAGATTTATTTTGATTTAATAAAATACCAATCTCTTTTATTGAAGTTATAATTCCATTATATGAAGACAAATCATGATGCAATCCATGAAAAGAAGTTGTCTCAATAGGATTGGGAGTTTTTCCAGTCAATTTAAAATAAGAATTCATTGCAGCACCAATACTTACCCCATTATCATTACATATTGGTTCAAAATAAAATTCCACATCAGGAAATCTCTGCAAGTAATAGTAATTTGCAACAATATTCATACCATAACCACCAGAGATACAAACTTTTTTAACTCCTGTTTTTTCTATTGAGTCTTCTATTAAATCTCCAATTACTTTCTGCGTTTGTTGTTGTACTTCATAACAAAAATCTGCATGTAATTGATAATTATTTTGTTCTACCTTTTTGATAGGTCTTATGTCTACATTCTCTTGTGAGAATAAATTTTCAAATAATTTATTTGGAGCTCCGTAAGATGAAAGTCCCATTGCTTTTCCACAATCATCTGGGGTATTTCCAATCAAAACCGAAGCTATATCATATAATCCACCCACTCCGACTTTGCCCCAAGGAAACTCAAATGCCGAGAATGACTCTATAACATTTTTATAGAGTAAAGTATTTTGTTCTCTATTGAATAAGAAAACACTTTCTACTTCTACAATATTATCACTTATTTCAGATCCTGATCCGTCAGCTACAACCACCAAACTTTCATCAAATTTACTATTATAAAAAGCCAAAGAAGCGTGATTTAGATGATGATCCTGTTCTAATTCTAATTTTAGATTTGAGTTATATTTTTTACATTCCTCAAAAATTATTGATATAAATCCACTTTTTTGTGGTGGGTTAAAATCAGATATGCAAATTATATCCACATTTAACTTGCGACAAATATTTTTAACTAAAGTTAATATTATTTTTTCATCGTAATCATACTTTTTCCTTGTTAGTCTTTCTAACAAAAAATATTTTTTTACATGACCATTTTTTAAAAGACATATTGAAGAATTATGTCCTAAATGAACACTCAATATTGTCATTACTCTCTTTCAAGATCTAGTGTCACACAATGAAAGCACCCACTTAAGGTTCTTGAGTGTCTCATAGGAAGCATTGCACACTCAATCCCATATTTTTCCAGTTCTTTTCGGGTAGGTTCTTGTCTTTCTTCCAAAGCAACTAGATTTGGACTTACACTGAAGAGGTTCATATTAACCCATTCTGAAGCATGATTATATCCAGGATAGTGTCCAATATCTACTGGTTCTGGACACCAAACTACATCCCAGTTCCTAAAAGGTTCTGGGAGAACATCTACCGACTTGATTCTTTCTGGATTCAATAACATTAACCCCTCACGAAGAAATGCAATTGTAGTGTCTATATGCATATAACTATAAACACCTTGAAGAAGATGTACTTTTGCACGACCCCGAAGCATTTCTTGGAGTATTTTAGCCCCTGCAATATTCCCACTGTTAGACACGAGATACAAAACATCATCATTTGCACGAATAATGTTTGCTGCGTCAAATGCGGGAGTAACTTCTGTAAGTGCAAGAGTATCCTTATCTCCTACACAATTTTTGTTATAAAGTTCTTCTTTATGTTTGCACGGAACAATAATAGTACTACCAAGAGGATCAAGTAAAGGTTTCCATGCGTCTTTTCTACACTCCAATGGCATTGGAGTTGCAACAGTTAGGTCTTTATGAGTAAAAATTACATCTCTTGGACAAAAATTGTAATACTCTGTTGGGGTTCTTTCCGGTCTTACAACTTCTACACCTTCTCTCAATAAAAACTCAACAAAAGTTTCCAAATCTTCGTTGGCTTCGTCTATAACCTGTTGAGGATACAATCCAACAGGAACATCCGAAACATCTTCTCTATCTGCATAATTAATTGTGCGGACACTCAAATCTACTTCAGGGACTGTTGCATAATCTGCAACTCCTACGATTACTTTCTTTAGTTTATCCCATTCATTCTGACTTTTCATTTAACAACACCCGTAATTTGAATAGCATATCGATCTTTCATACTAAAATTATAAAATGCATGTATTTCGTCGTAATTCCAATAAAAACAATCTCCAGATTTCCATGTACAATGTGCAACATCTTTAATTTGTAGAATTTGTCCTGGAGAATTATCTTCCAACATTACCATGCACCTTATTACCTTACTAGAATCTACATCATTGATTTCTACATATTTTCCATACAAATCAGTATGGAGAGGTAGATATTGTCCAGGTTTAAAATGATTAACTGCAGCAGCTACTTTGTCCAAAAAAGTAAAATGTGGAATAATATGCTCATCCACACACTTTGGCATAGGATTTGGCAATTGATACTTATAAATGGAAAGTTTTTCCTTACTATGACCAGACATCAAGTATTGATCAACCAACTCCTCATCTTTATGAGTGGCTAAAACATAATCAAGGTTATAAAAATCCTCAATATTCCAATTTGGTTCTATATGACTAATCATTTAAACACTGACATTTGCGTTAGATCGGGGTAATCCCTGTGGCTCCATTTTTTACCGGGAATTTTTTTCCGCTCATTTAGTAATTCAATTCCGATTTTGGCCACCTCGGGAGTCATGTAATAATGATAGCCCATTGTATCTATGTCCTGTTCAGCCCATGGACGATTGAGATCACGACCATCATAAGACATTTTTTTAAGTGTATCATAATCACTTTTATTTTGCAATAGAATTGCACCACCTCTTCCGAGATTTAAGTGTTTCTTGAACTGAAAACTTAAACACATAAAAGTATTAGGGATATAAGTATTCTCTCCCCAAAGAACTGCAGCATCAATGATGTTAGTGAGTCCCAAGTAATAATAGTCAGACCAATCTTCATCTTTCCAAGTCCAATCCAGTCCAAGTTTCACACAAGTCATTGGGACTGAAACATAAGTCCTTTTGGGTATTGTAATATAATCTTCCTGAGTATGTCTTAAGCAAAGTTCTAGAGCATGAGTACACGAATCGGTAGCTACCGCATAAGGAGCTCCAAAAAACTCTGCAATCTGGGATTCAAACTCAGTAACATACTCAAACATTTTAATACAATCCGATATCGTGATCTAATTCTTTTTCCAACTCTTTGGGTACAATAATTCTATCATTTGGCTTGCCATAAGTAAAGAACTCTTCAAGGGTATAATCATCTCTTAATTGCGTCCACCACTTTTTATAAGCTTTATAACAGAATTCTAAATCCTTCCTTTCATTTTTTCTATCAATATTTTGAGCCCAACTGCCCAGATTTTGATTTACAGAAATAAGTGGCATACAATATGTTTTTCCATTGTGCCCAAGGAAATAATCGGTGGTGAAATTTGGCATTCCCATTCCAGTGTAATATTCGATTCCTCTAGCGGACCATTTATAATTACAAATATTTTGAGACAGATCAAACTTACCTTCTTTATAGTGAAGACTTATAATTTTCTCTGCATATCTTCTATTGATCAGGGAAGCTCCTGTACTATGTCCAGATAGAATGGGATGCAAATAACAGGGAACAATTCTATCGTTCTCAAAACTCATCTGAATACAATCCCAATCATATGGGATGTTATTCATCAGATATTCCCAATCAAAGTGCCAATATTCTATGAAACTAAGATCGTAATCATCTTCCATGATGATTACATAGGGATCATTCGTACTCTCTAACCAATTTTTAATGTTAATTAAGTGAGCAAGAGTGATAGAAATCTCTGCAATATGTTGTTTCTTTCTTTTATAATCTTCAGGAAATGGATTTAAGATAACTAAGTCTTTCCAGTAATCTTCATAAGTTGAGAGTTGATACTTGGATCCAGAAACTTTTGTATAGTTTTTTATTCCCCAATAATCATACTGAGTTTCTGTATATTCTTGTCTATCTTTTCTCTCATCAATAGTAGCTAAAATAATTGGTGGAAGACCTTTTAATTTATCCTTTAAATTCATGATTCACTTCCATGATTAATTGTTTTCTTTTACTTGAGTCCAGATGAAAAAGATCGTCCAAAGTATAATCTTTGGATTTATTTTTCCACCAATCCAAAACAAGGATATCACAATTCTTAGACATGTGATTTATTTTTCCATTTCTAAGTCCATCACTTACAAAATTGTATTTTGTAGTAAAAAGTGGAATTGAGTAGGTAACTCCTATTTGATATAAAACAAAGTCTACAGATTGATAATGATACTCTGGCCAATTTTTATTGTATCCATAATTTGAATACAATTTGAATTTATTATCTATGTAATGAAGATTGATAAGTTTTTGTGCGTATGATCTATTGATTAATATACATCCTGTGGAATGATTATTTCTATACCACTTCGACAAATTCATTGATAAGAACTTTTCACCAATGATGTGAAGTTGAACACACTCCCAGTTGCAAGGCAAACTATTGAAAAAAGTTTTCCAATCAAAGTTCCAGTGATCGACTGTTTCTAAACAAAAATCGTCTTCAATTACTAAACAAGTCTCAGATATATTTGAGTTATACCAGTCAATTATACCATGAATTCTGTCAATTAGAGTAGCAAGAAACCATACTTGCGTTCTAAGTTTATCAGTGATAACTTTAGGTTTCCATTCTTCATAATTTTCAACAGAATATCTAGAAGAATTGACTCTATAGTAATTTGTTATTCCGTAATCGGAGAATTGTTTTTCTAAGTATTCTCTACGATCCTTTCTGTGATTCAAATTAAAGTAGTAAATTGGAGGGAGATCATCCAATTTAGAATGAATAGTCATTGATACTTCAGAAATTCAACCATGTCGCCATCATTTTCTTTACCGTAAGAAAAAAACTCATCTAAAGTAAAATTATCTCTTTTATTTTGCCACCATTCATAATAGATATCTCTACAGAGAAAATGATGTTTCTTTGGTATCTTATCTAGATATGGATTCTGTGTTATCAATGGCATTTGATATGTCTTTCCAAGAAAAGGAATAAAAGTATCTAATGAGACAACTCTATAGCCAGTATCAAATGGATGTCTACCGTACTTGCGAATTAACATGTATTTGTCTTTGACATAATGCAAATTAATTAATTTTTGAGCAAAATGTCTATTAATTAGAATCGGTCCATAAGCACTTGTTGGATCTTTAGGATGAAGAAAAAATTGAATATATCTTGTAGATTCAAATCCAAGTTGAATACAATCCCAATCATATGGAATATTATTCATCAAATATTCCCAATCAAAATGCCAATATTCAATTAAATTTAAATCATAATCATCTTCAAATAAAATCAAATGTTTTTCATCGGTTGTTTCTAACCAATGTTTTATGATCTCAAGAGTAGAAAGAGTAATTGAAGCAGCCAATTGATGTGGTTTTCCGGTAATTAAATGAGGAAAATGTAGTACATCTTTCCAGTCATCATAATTTTCTGCAAGATAGTGAGATCCAGAAAATCTTTTTACATTATCAATTCCCCATTTTTCAAATTGTCGTTCCATATATCTTCTTCTATCCAACTCACAATCCAAATTGAGATAGTAGATACTAGGAATCCCTTTGAGTTTATCAGACATACCAAGTAATAATTGAATATCTAGTTCCAGATGTTACAGGCATTATTTCATGAGGGAACATGAAATTAGAGGGGAACATTACAATAGATCCTTTTCCCCCTCGGATCATAATTTCTCTATCAAAAAATGCAAACTCACCGCCTTCATAATCATCGTTTAAAAGAAAAGAACAACTTACGGATCTCTGTTGACCTTTAAATGAGTCAGTATGTTGAATATAAAATTGTCCTTCGTTATACCTTAGTAGATCGTATCCCGTATCAATTTCTGAAGCAACATCTGGAAATAACTTCCTATACTCGTTAATTGCATTTGAAGCACAAATGTAAAAATCTTCGTCAAGTTTTTTTCTAATATCAAAATTTTCTTCTAGTATCCTACCTTCAGAAATGTTGATGACATCGCAGTTTCTAATTTTATTGTCCGTAGTCCCATCACCAACCATGGTTGGATTCCAGAGATTTGATCCACTATATTCTTCCAAAATTCTATCGCACAATTCTTCGGGAACAACATTTTCTAATGTAAAAATATATTCCTCTAAAGTTCTTGTACTCCTGTAAGAGATCGATTTTACTTCCACTTCTTTATTCTCAACAATTGGTTCTTGAACGAGTGGTGGTTGTTCTTCAACAGGTTCTTTCACAACTTTAGTTGCAGTTTCTGGTTTGGTTTGTTCATTAAGTTTGTCAAAATATGCATAAGCACAATCTCCACGACTTCGTACATAGTGTAGAAACACTTGTGTATAATACTCTCCTTCATAACGATCTCTCCAATGAGGAGCTGTTCTTCCCAGATAGATCATAGCATCTCCAGGATTTAGATCAACAGATCGTTGTTCTCCATTTGGAGTTTCAATCCATATGGGCCAAGTAGAATCGCCATGCAAATGCAAAGTCAAAGATATCTCACAGGCATCTCTATCTGTATGGCGCAACAACTCACTTCCATTTTTATACACTCTCGCATAGGTGTAAGTAGGCAAAACAACTTCTCCTATTGCAGAAGAAATTTCTGGAGTTTTTTCGCAAAGAAGTTCTAAAAATGGAAGATAGTTATACAAAGAATAAGAATCTGGAGCTTGTGCATCGCCTTCCAGATTATTTTCTTTGCAGTGTTTTAAAAATTCAAATGACAGATCAGACGATCTCTCTTTTGAAATAAAATCAGGCAAAACAATATAATTGTTTTCAATTAATTTATTATTCATAATTTAAAATCAGTAATTTAAATTTCTTTTAGGAGTTCCTCAATATCATAGAATATATTTTCTTCTTCTTCATCGTCATTTTCATTTACTTCTTCACCAGTTTCTTCATCCAATGTAGGAAGATATCTTTGATTAAAGGCAAGGAAATTAGCTTGTAATAGTTCCTCTTCTTCTTTTTTCAGTCTTTCTTGTTCAGCTAAGTATGCTTGATATAAAGCCTCTTCTTCTTCCTTTTTTTCATTCCATTGATCAATTGCTTTTTGAAAACTACAAAATCCTTCTATTCCCAAAGTAGTGATTTTCAAATTTTGATCGGGACCAACAAATTCAATTTCACCTTCTCCTATACCATCATCATCTTCATCCAACCATTGAATTGCATGAACTTTTTTATCATCGATATCTGGAATCCAACTCAGATCTATATTATGATAACACTTTTGATCTATATAAACAGCACCATCTATGGGAATAATGGTTAATTTCATGAGTTATTCTCCTGTTCCTGGTAATGTATTTGTATCTGGCAAAGAAGTTACATTTACTGGCATTATGCCATTTTGTTGAATTATATCAATATATAGTTGTCTATTTTGATCGTTAGCTTTTACTACTTCGTTTCTAAACGATTCTACAGCTGCGCCAGTGGATCTTTGTTGTTGAGAGTTTTCAATAGTCAACATAGGCATCCAAGTTACTGCACATGCCCAGTGATCTACATCTTCTCCAGTGTTCGGATTCATACCTCTTACATGGACATACCAAGAACACTTATGTTCTACACAATCTTTTTTAATCAGAGGACAAAAACTACCAGATTGATTTTTTTTCATATTGACAAAGTATTTTTTCAAATTATATCACAAATTATGCAAAAGTACAAACAATAACATCTATGTATTGAAGTCTAAGATCAAAAGTAGTTGCAAAATTAGCAGTTCCAGACCATGGGTGAGTATGAGAACCACCTCCAGATGCAGGTCCAGGTCCAGTTATTGGGCTACTCCTAGTCCAACCTGCACCACTAGCAACATCTCCTCCACCAGGAGTTAATCCAACAAAACCACCGTTAGGATGTGTGTGCGCTGGTAGTTGACCTTCCGTAAGAGTTGTACTTCCTGTGGTTCCACTTAATGGTATGTTTGAAACTGATATTGGAGTAGTAGAAGTAGGGAAAATAGTACTAAAAGCTGTGGTTCCTCCAGCACCTCCACCAGTTCCACTTACAACTCTAAGTGCTTTATCATTGTTGGATGTTGATTTTGTCCACCCAGTAGGAGCAGATGCCTGATAAAAGATTGATACCGAGTTTTGTGGAACAATACCATACTTTGAAGTTAAAGTAGTCAAGTCACCAAAAGTTATTCCCGCTGCTGTTAATTTAGCCATTTTATATGATGTAAACTACAGATATTATTATTAGTATTTATCCATTAAAAGTACAGACAATAACATCTATGTATTGAACAGCTAATGAAATGGGAACGCTAATTGGAGCGGTAGCTGCAACGGGGTGAGCATGACCTGTACTACTTCCGATAGGTCCAGTTGCGGGAGAATTTCTAACCCAACCTCCAGCTACACCAGGAGCCGGTCTACGAACATCCCCACCATTCCAACTATTAAAACTGCCATCAGGATTATTGATTTGGGGAACTGCACTTAACGCATAATTAAGAGGATTCATTGTATGAGTATGGGCAGGGATTTGAGTATCAAGCAATCCCGTATTACCAGTTGGAGTTGCAACACTTATAGTTCCAGAGTAATTCAAATATGAACTGGTCATTATGGTCGTGAAAGCATTTGTTCCTGCAGAAACTCCGCCACTCCCAGACACAACTCTAAGGGCTTTATTATCATTACTTGTTGATTTTGTCCATCCAGTAGGGGCAGCTGCTTGGTAAAAAACCCAAGCGGTTCCCGATTGAAACATCCAACTGCGATTGTTTATTTCATCTCCTACAGCAAATGTTATTCCAGCGGATGTCAATTTGGCCATAGTTTATTCCAGCATCTTACCTACTTTTAGAGTATTTATAATTTAATCTTTTGGCTTAGGTTTATTACACTCATTACACCAATAAGAAAAACCACTCTTAAAGTATTTTACTCTTTGATAAAAGTCTGAAGTTAATGGTTTTTCTTCACCACACTTATCACATGTCCTTAGCATATTGTTTTTTAGCTCGTTTGAGTTCTTTGAGTTCTGATTTGATTTCTTTATAAGCGGAAAGAGAATCAATTTTTCCTCCCATTTCAAGAGCAATGATGATATCCACTCTTGTACCGAAGTGGGCAAGTGCTTTTTCAAATGCATCGAATTCATACATCGTAATTAACTCCACAATGTTCTGCAATAATATCTATACGAGAATCTAAAGAATTCTCCATACGGTATAATTCGTTTGTAGTACTTATATTTTCTTCTTCAAGAACTCTAACTCTTTGTTCAAGATCTACAATTCTAGAATAAAGTTCATCAATTAAAACAGGATCATCAAGACCCCATTTCTTTTGAAACCAATTTGTTGCAATCATAATACACCTACTTCTTTAAGATACCTTCTATATGCCATGAATCTGCGAAGTGAAGGTTGTCCTGGTATTGGACCTAGACTTTCACAGATCTCACAGTAACACAACCAATCATACCACGGCGTTGTTGGATCCAGTGCTGGATGCAGACTTGTTTGAGTGTAGTTCTTTAAGGAGTTTAACCAATTCTGGAGTTTCATCCCATTCCCATACTTGAGTGTGTGTTGGATCTTTCTTTTCAATCGTGTAAGTTCTCTTAGCCATAATTAAATTCATCCGTTCGTTTTTAGTATAACACTTTTTTAATTTTTCATCAAGTCTTTGGTTTGACTTTGATTACATCCCAAATTCTCTGAAACTCTGGAAATGTTTCTATAATATTTTCATCCCTTATTTTATCAAATCTTCTCATAGATTTTAAAAATTCAGGAATTAATTTTTGTTCTTGATAAAGATCAATATAAGTTATCAGACTCTCACAATACTCAAGGCATATTTTTGATTTGTTTGGAATGAGAAAATTATCAATATGATTTCTTATATTTTCTTTTGCGGCTTCTTTTGTTTTTTTATCTAAAATCCAGACAGACATTTCTCTTGGAGTTTGTAAAAAATTCATAAAAAAGAAATCAATATCTGACATTAATCCACTATTATAGAGATATTGATGTAGAGTAACAAAATCAAAAATATTTAATGCTTGAATTGTGCAATCAAAATGCAATTGGTGAGTATGTTCTTTATTTCTAAATCGATCTCTAAATTGTTCCGCATGAGATACAAATCTATCCCACTTAAATCCTTTTCGGATTAGTTCCCCCCTAGCTCCGACACCATCAACACTAATATGTACCTGCATTTCTCTGTTAAATTGATCCCATAGATCAAAAATATGCCTACCTTTATACACAAGATTACTAAAGTTAGTATTACCTGCTACAGTGACCTTATCATTCCTACCCAATTCAATTAGTTTATCCATTATTTTCCAATATTCATCTATAATTAAAGATTCTCCACCGGAAAAATATAGATGTTCTACAACTCCAAGAAATGGTTCCACTTCCTCATAAGTCTTTTTTGCTGCATCCCATTTACCAGATATTTTTCCAAATTGTTCCAATTCAAAACTAGAACTTGCAGTCCAACTACACATTCTACATTTAAAATTACATTTATTACTTAGTTTTAGATCCCAAAAAACGAATCCAGGTTCATTAACTGAGTAATCATCATTAGTTTCATAAACAAATCTTTTATAATTATGCCACCAATCGGCCATCCAGTCAAACAAATTTCGATTATAATCTTCCCGCATGGAACTTTTTCCTGCAGCTTGATTATTGTAACATACCTGACAATTTTTATTTGGTATACCGTTCACCATACCTTCACGAAATTTCTTAATTGGTTCATCATTCCAAATTTCCCACAAAGATTTTTCATTTATATCACCATAAACATAATCGCAAACACAACAAGGATTGACTTGACCATCTTGTCTGATATTTAAAGTCATCCAAGGAGCTACGCAAAAAACTCCGTTGTTTTTGTCAATTTTATTTTTGTCAAACATTATTAATCATCCCCTCCAACTCTGGAAAAACTTCTAAGGAATTTTCATTTCTTATAATATCTAGCGTAGAAATATATGATTTAAACACAGGAAGAAGATGTTCTTTTTTCTCTGTAGATAAGAGTTTAAGAATCGACATGTATTGTTTGATCGAGTTATGTGCTTTCGCAGGCACAAGATAATTCTTAATATGATATTGTATTTTTTCACCCAATAACTTTCTCGATTCCGAATCAAGAACAGTTACTGAAAGGTACTCTGGAGTATGCAATAAACATAAATTAAAATCATCCCAACTATTAATTATACCTCTCAAATAAAGTTCTTTCTGAGCATCCATAGAATGGAAACAATTCATGGCTTGAATAACAAAATTAATTGATACATTTTTATTGGGAAACCTGCTCCTGAATTTTTTAAAATTATCTAAAAATTTTTGCCAATCAAATCCTTTACGAATCAACTCCCCTCTTCTTTCGGTTCCATCAAAACTTATAGCTAAATGTAAATTTGGAAACCTCTCCCACAACTTAAGGACATCATGATCTTTATATTTTAAAGTACTAAAATTTGTATTATATGCAATCCTAACCTTTCTATTTCTAAATTTTTCGATCAACTTATTCAGAACTTCGTAATGATGATCAGAAATTAAAGGTTCTCCACCAGCAAAATATATTTCTTCAACGATATCATACAATGGTTCGATATCTTGACGAACCATATCCACATCAATCTTTGGATACTCACCTTCAATATTAAAGTGTTTCCGCATTTCTTGTTCCCAAGAACTACTGTACCCAGGACCACACATTCTACATTTGAAATTGCAAACATTGTTTAATCTAAAATCCCAATAAACAACATTAAATCTTTCAAAAGTTCCATCTTCTTTAGTCTCTTTTACATACTTAAAATTATTTGCGTACTTAGTATTAAATATTTGTCTAGGGGAACCATGTCCAATTTCTTCTTCTTTGTAACATGCTGTACAATAACTAGACTTCTCTCCCGACATCATGTTCCTGCGAAGTTCTCTCATGTTTTCATTGTTCCAAATCTCTTTAAGAGATTCATCCATCAGAGAACCCATTCTAAAATCTCTTGGAGTTCCATTACACTCCGAAGCAATAGCTTCTAAAGTTGATTCTCCAATACCATTATCAGAAACATCTTTTTCTATATCACATATAGGCATCAAACAACATGGATAAACATCTCCATTCGGAGCAATGTTCATGTGGACCCAAGGAGCCATACAAAAAGTTTTATTTTCTGGGTTCATTGATTTCTCTCTGTTTTTGATTTAATTCCATCCCAAACCTGATCATCTAACCAATATTCATCAACATATTTAATGTATTTTTTATTGGGATCTTCAGTAATAAATTTAAAGATGTCAGGATTATTATAGTCAATTGGAAAATCTAAGAGTTCACTCATCCACTTCAAATAATATCGTCGATGTAAAAAGAATGCCTCATTATCTAAGAAGTGAACTTTAAATCCATTTCCAATGATATTATTTTGATAATAATGCATTGCAATTGGTAAAGTTACCTCACCACGAACTCTCTTTTGTTGTTCTGAATTGATGTTTTGATCCCTTACAATAATGCAGATCTGAACATCAATCCCTAAAGACTGAGCTTTTTCTGCAAATTCTTGAACCTTTGGAATATATCTTACTCCATCATAATAGAATGGGCAACTTACATTTGCCAACCAGTAGTCATATCCTTCAAAATCTTTCTCTGACAATTCTTCTGGATTCACCCAATACTTAGCAAAGTATTCTTCATCACTCGGAACCCAATACTTTTCTAGAAGACTTTTCCACCCACCAACCTTAGGGTGAGTACTAAAAACTCTACTGAAAAAATGATTTCCAGATCCCTGTGGCCCAGTAATGATGACTAGTTTTTTCATAATGACTTCAGAGGTACTCCAGTTTTGTTACAGTTATCTAAAAAATATTCCTCAACATGATGCACATACTTATCGTTTGGATCATTGGATAAGATTTCATCAACTCTAGGATCATTCCAAGCAATAGGAATACCAACATCCAAACTTTTTAGATAGTCTTGTTTATAGAGATACAACAACTCATAACTTAGGAAGATTGGATTAACAAATTCTGGAAGTTGTTTCATGAACAAAGGAAGAGTACTCTCACCTCTCAAACGATTCTGTTGATGTCTAAGAATGTTTTGATCTCTACCAATTACCAATACTTGTGTCTTAATACCAAGTTTTTCTACCTCATTGACAAATGACATAATGTTTGGTTCCCACTTCTTCTCTTGAATACCAAGGGGAACAC